TCATATGGATTTGATTTGCAAGGTCAGGTTGTACCAAGATCGCGGTAATTGTTTTGCGGTGTTGGTAGCGCCGGGCGCGATGTGCTCCAGCACCGGGCGAAACGTCGCCGAAGCGTTAGCAAATCTGGGTCGCTCCATGGCCGAGAATCCTCTTCCTCAATCGGTAGATCTTCCGATCAAGCCGAAAGAGCGCAAGAAGAGAAGTCCGGCAGGAGGACTGCCGTCGGATCCTCGTGAAGTTTCCCGCGCTGTCCCACTCGTTAAACGCCTCCTTGAAGAGCGTTTCGGGAAGACCACTCTGCGTGGGCTCTCGGAAAAACTGGGTTTGGACGACGTCACGCCGCAATTGCTGTCGTCTTCCATCGCGGGCAATGGAGCGAAGCGCGTTCGCCTCGCCATTGCCGAGGCGCTGGGAGAAGACGCCGATGCGCTTTGGCCCACGGCGCGGCACTGACAAAACGGCACGGGCTGGAATAGAAATCGGCCCCATGCCGTTGCGACGTTGCTATTGGGGTGCGCGGAAGAGTGCGGGAGAAATCTGGAGCGCCTTGGAACCAGGGGCTGGCGGAAGCGGTGGGGGCCAAACATTTCCCGCAAAGCCTTGTCTGGTTTGGGTCTCGCGTCGTCAGCCAACCCTCACCCCCGTTTTCACCCCAGTTGCGGCATCCCTATCCCGACTGCCACAAGTGATGTTGCGTTTGCACTGTTGCGCCCGGCCTTTTCCGCTAGCCAAGCGTCGACGTCTTCCTCAAGCCACGCCACGCGACCAGGCGTGAGCTCAAACGATTTCGGGAATTCTCCCTTGGCAATCATTGCGTAGATGGTCGATTGGCTCAGGGCAACCTTCTCGATTACCTGTTTTATCCGAAGTGCTTTCATCGTTGCATCCCAGTTTCCAAGACGTGCTAGTCGTCTCCAGAATTCTCTTCAGAGCTACTTGCATTGCTGCTGTTCCCGCCATGTATCGATGAACCCAAGATTCTTCCCGCACCGCAGGCAGATCGCATCGCAGGCTTGAGTTTCATGCACACGGTCATGCGAGCACTTTGATTGTTTTCGCCATGTTGGCAGCCACAGTGCAAGCAATACGATGCCGCTAATCGCCAAAATGCCAAGCGCAATTCCGAACTCGACAATGCTCTTGCTCAGCCAGAACATTAGGTAGTTACTCATCATCCCTCCCCGTCATCGCGGGCTCGATGATCACGTCTCCGCCATCTCCACTGCTGTGGTGAGGCACCACATATTCGTACTTGCCGCCTCCGCCATCACTAGGTGCGTGATAGCCGTCGACACATAGAGGCGATGCACCATCAAACCGATCCTTGCTAAGCGAGTACCATCCCCACGGAAAGATCGGATGACGCCACCACGGACGGTGGCCGACGATGAGTTTTTTACCCTTGTATGGCATCGTTCTACTCCGTCATCGCGGGCGTTTGTGCGAAGCCCAATTGCCTCTGCAATGCAATGTTCTCGCGCTCCAGTTCTCGCGCCAGCGGTGCGAGTTCCTGATGCACCTCCTCGTAGTAGCGCGCTTGCGCTGCGGCGCTGACGCCGGGGAAGCGCTTCATCATCCGCGCGATACATTCCTCCACGCGAGGTGCACCGGACGATTCGGCCATTTCTTTGGCGGTCATCTCACTCATTCCTCGCCTCCGGCGTTGCGGCCGGTTGCGCGCGCGATAGCGCGAATCTTCCGCTTCGTGATGCCCAGTTCCTGGCGAGCTAGCTTGCGCGCCTGAATGGCTGCATAGACCGCTGAGCAGTGTGGGCAGCCGTCCAGAATTTCGATGGCCTCCTGCGGCGACCAGTGGTGGTGCACCGGCTCATAAGCGCCATCCTCGTCGTAGCCACGAAAGACCTCATCCAGATGCGTTCCCCCATTGGGAACGTGATAGCCAAACTCTGTCATGACTGCATTCGAGCAGCCTGACGGCGGAGTGCCGATCTTGGCGCTCAAGCCGGCAATCTCGCGCATCCAGCGGTCGTATTCAAGGCAGGCCGCCAATGCCTTCTCGGCTTGCGTGCTCACTTGCTCTCTCCAAGGGCTGCGGCTGACGTATTTCCGGGTAGTTTCACTCCCAAAGCTCGCAGCCGATCACGACTGCGCTGAACGGTCCTGATCGCGCGTTTGTACTCATCAAGAACCCCGACGATCTCGCAATCAACGCAGGGTTCGGTGAATAGCCGCCCATGACCGCATCCAACGTAGCGTTGGACATAAGGATGGTTTGGATCGCTCTTTTTCAGTTTCATTCGCTCCGCTCCTGCTGCTGCGTGGGGGCGGCGATCGCAGCTTTTTCGTTCGCAGCTTGAAGTGCAGCATCAAACGTAGTCCCGCGACCAGATACGAACAGGTCAATCTTTTCGCGCTTTTCATCCGACAAGGCATGCCACCATTTGCTGCCCGAGTCATCCCGCGTGAGCATGACAGTGCCCCAGTTCGCCGGGTTACGGGCATTCATGCTGAAGTCAGCAGAGTAGAGGCGCCACCCCTCCGCCACGCCCGCCCGCTGGCCGGACTGGGCGCGGAGGCGATCGTGGATTTCGCGCAATGCATCGTCGCTGGGTTCAGCCATCAGCATCACAAGCACGGAACATGGATTGTCTGCAATGCGAGATACCCCGTGCACACGCGGCATTTGACTCTCATCCCCCACCGGCCCGGCATCAGCCTGCGCGCGGAGGGCAGCATCCTCTACGGCGTGCCCAAACCGTAGATTCAGGCGCTTATTGAAATCCGGGTGCAGCGGATCAAGGTCTTTCCACTGCAAGCCTTCCCACACCGCTTGAATTTGATCATCACTCAGCATCTTGTTTCTCCTTCTGCAGATCGAGGGCGGCGTCGATGGTTTCTTGTGCTACATATGACCCGCCGATGTTCTTCCAATCCTTGATAGAATCATCCCAACGATGGATGACGTGAGAAGGATTGATGCTGTTTCGGACATAGCGCCACCGCTCGGCATCCTTCATCTGCGGCTCAAGGTGCTGGTAGCAGGCGAGCCATGCCTCTAGCTTCCTGTCCCATTCCTCGGCGTCACTAAGCATCCGAACTTCGTAAGTGTCTTTTGGTCGGGGGCCGTACTTTTCCTCAAAAGCCGCCCTGATCTGCTCCTCATCCAGCGCCTTCCACCTCTCCAGCCCAACGCATCACACTCCCTGCACACGCTGTCGTAAGGCATCCCGTGCGCGCACTGCGGCATCTTCTTTTCGGTCATGTTTTCCTCTCAATCTATGAATTAGACCGATTACGGGCAGCAATGCGGAGATCCGCCGCAATAGTGCTCGTATGTCTCATCAATCTCTGATGGGTTGCAGTAGAGTTCCCTCCACTGATCACATTTCACGCACTTGGCTTCATAACCAACGGACTTGTCTCCGCGAATTACGCCAGCCTCTTCAAACAATTCAATGTGTGATTTTTCTGCCGTTTTCTTGCCTTGGTCGGCAAGCCATTGGCCAAAGTCCTTCATTTTTCTACCCTGTCCAATGCGCGAGCCTCTACGCGGCAAAGGAACCAGGACATCGCCGCATTTGGTTCGCCAAGCAGTCCAAACTCACGACGGTGAGCACACATGGCAGCCGCTTGTTTCATCGTGATCTCGATCGCGCCAGTGGCCACTGCAAGCGCGCGCTTGCTGGTAGCGATGTCGAAGTGCTCGCGCTCGGTGCCGGCTTTCTGAATCCACTTCGGATTAACACCGATGCGACGCGCCATTTCGACCAGCTCGTCGGTGGTGTCCGCGAGCATGTGGCACATCCTCATGCGGCCGTATCGGCCGAGGTCAGTGAGGTGCATGTCATCCACGTAGACAGTCACGCTGCCTTTTCCATTTCCATGGAATCGAAGAGGGTCGGCATCGAAGCTTCGCGCTCGGCCGCTTGCAAGTAGTGCACGCCATCCATGAAGTACCGTGTCGAAAGTTCGCAGGCCACTGCCTTGTGGCCTTTTAGTAGGGCGCGGTATGGCACGCTCATGATCCCGCCGAACGGGTCATAGACCGTGTCGCCCGGGTTGGTGAAGCGTTCGATCACGCGATCAGCGATGTCGAACTGCATCGGGCAGAGGTGCTGCTCCTTCCCCTTTTGGCTCTGGATCATGTTCAGCGTGCGCATGCGCGCCACGTCGGTCCAGACGTCGTCCATCCAGCTCGGCGGCTGCAGCAGCATGAACGTCACCGGCAGCCGGCCGAACCCATCAATGGTCTCGCCAATGCGCACGTGGTGCTGGTAGTCGTAGACGTTGGCCAGGTGGTAGTCGCGGAACCAGCGGAAGATCACATCGTGGTCCAGCGATTGCAGCTCGTCGGGCGTGAGCATGCGATCGCCACCGGACCGCCAGTAGCCGTGCGCATCCGTCTGCCAGCGCGATCGCGAATACTCGGCCTTGTCCTTCGTGACCGGCACGTCGGCATAGCTCTTTGTGGTATCGCTCGGGGTCTTGCGAAACAGCAGCAAGTACTCCGGCATGCCGCAGCTCATCTTCGTACCGTCTTTGCACACCTCCGACCAGCCCAGGCGGTAAGTCTGGTTGTTCTCGCGCACCACGTCTGTGACGATGGTGATCATCCCCATGTAGCCGAAGCCCTGCGAGGTGTAGTGCTCAATGCAACGCGCGTGGAACGGGTAGACGGTCTGGTAGCCCTTCCCGGTCATGCCGCCGGGCACGATGCGGTCTTTCACGTGGATCGCAGCGATGCGCCCGGGCTTGAGCGTGCGCAGCAGGTGCGGCGTGAGGTAGCCCATTTGCTGGAAGAAGTGCTCGTTGTTGTCGGTGTGCCCGAAGTCGGCGTAGTTCGGCGAGTACTCGTACTGCGTGCTGAACGGAATCGACGTCAGGATCAGGTCGTGGCAGTTGTCCGGCATGTTCGCCGTCTCCTCCACGCAATCGTTGTTCACAACTCGGAAGTCGCGGCCGGTGACTTCGATGCGCTCGACGCCCATGGCACGCGTCAGCGTTTCGGCCATGGCCGCGTTGGAGAGGCCGTATTCGCGGATGATCTCGGTCATTTTGGCAACCGTGTGGTTATGCTTCGCCCACTTCTCTTCCATGATGCGTTTGGTCTCGCGCTCGGCCTCGGTGTAAATCAGGTCGATGCGTACCTTGCGCGTCTGCAGGAATCGGTACAGGCGGTGGATGGCTTGGATCAGGTCGTTGAACTTGAACCCGATGCCCAGGAAGATGGCCCAGCTGCAGTGGCGCTGGAAGTTGCAGCCGCTGCCGAGCATGACGGGCTTGCCGGCCAGCTCGCGCACCAGGCCATCAGAGAAGTCGATGATGTGCTGCGCCTTGGTCTCATCGTCCTGCGCGCCGTACACGCTGACGACATCCGGTACCGCGCGCTCGATCGCCAGGCGCTCGGCCTCCAGGTCGTGCCACAGGATCCGGTTAGCATCGGGATCGATGGCGCGCAGCTCCATCATCTTCTCGATGCGGCGCGGCAGGCTGTCGCGCTTCTCGCGCGCCGCCTCGACCACGCCCAGGGCTTGTTCCTTCAGCAGCAAACCCTGGCCATGGAAGTCGAAACCGGCGTCGCTGTGATCGTCCGGGATTTCGTGCCAGTGGATCTCCAACTCGGGCAGCGCGTAGCCCTCGTCTGAGTGGCCAAGGTCGGATGGCTTCTGCACGAAGATCGCCCAGGACGCAACCCACAGCCAGAACTCGCGCTCTTTGTGCGGGTGTAGCGTCAGCTCGTCGGCCTTCTCGCTGTTGCGCTTGAAGAAGCGCGTCTTGGCTTGGCCAACGTCCATCACGCCCAGGAACGCGGCGTAGGCCAGCAGCTCGATGTACTCGTTCGGGCTGGGCGTCGCCGTGGCAACGAAGCGGTACGGCACAGCGTGGCCAAGGATGCGGGCGTCCATGGTCTTGCGATCGCCGGCGAACAGCGCCATGAACTCGCGAAAGGTCTTCGTGCCGCCGAAGCCGCGCAGGATAGCGGCCTCGTCCAGGCTGGCCACGGCGAAGAGCCGCGGGTCCAGCTTGCCGTCGCGCACGGTCTCGTAGTTGGTGAAGTAGATGACCGTCGGGTCATCCGCCTCTTCCGCGCGCCGGATGAACTTCACCCGGATGCCGAGCATCGCAGCGTCGCGCAGGAACTCCTGCCGCACGCCCAGCGGGATAACGATCAAGCCCATCGCGTTGAGCTGCCCCATCGCGTGCAGCAGCTGCAGGATGATGCGCACCACCTCAAGCTGGATGACGCTCTTGCCGAGGCCAAAAGCAGCGAAACACGCCGCGCGACCCATCTTGATCAACCAGCGCACGATATCGCGCTGGTGCGGCTTCAGAATCGGGTTGACGTCGCTGTCGGCCACGTCGAACCCGAACTGCTCTGCGAGCTTCACCTTGGCCCGTAGAAACTCGTCGTACAGCGCCGTCATGCGGCCTCCAGGATCTGTTCAACCGACAGGGCCATGGCCACCGGCCGCACCCACACTGGTGTCGCCGAGAGCTGGAACGTCTCGCCGGACTCAGCCAGCAGCAGCGTGGTGCCCATCACCTCGGCGATAGCCTGCGCGGCGTCGGGCGGCACGGCGTTGCCGATGCGCTCGCGCCAGGCCTGGTCGCTCAGGCCGTCCAACTCCAGGTATTCCTCTGGTTCGATCAGCGATTGCAGTGCCGCCAGCTCGAGCGTGGTGAACGGCCGGTGCCACGTGCCGTCCAGCGCGCGGATAATGGCGACTGTCTTGTCGTTGGCCGCTGGCAGTCGGTGGTCCGCTACGGACCAGCGCCCGTTGTCGTGGCACGCAGACGCAGATACAGCGCCACTCGATTCACCCCACCCGACAACGCCGTAGTGGCCGCCCGTGAGGTAGTTGTCGCCGCGCTCCCGGCGCATACCGGGACGAGGATCTGCGACGCACTGGCCTGTGCCGTGCGCGCCCGTTACTGCATTAGCGGAGCGGTCCCAGGGCACAATCCGGAATTCGTTGTTGTGCTTCGGCGTGTCCTGGTGCCGAGGATCGGCAACTGTGTAGTAGCCCTGCCCTGGTGCCTGTTGTCCAGCGATGGCGCCCGCAGCATCCTCGTAGCGCAGCACGCCATAGGCCTGTCCGTGGTTCCATTTCGCGCTTTGCGAAAAGCGCACATCTGCGACAGAGAAGGCTCCATTCGTGGGTAAGCTCTCGCCCGCGACAGCGCCCGCCGTGTCCTCCCACCTGTGCACGCCGAGATAGCCATTGCGCCGTTCCGGCATGATCAGGTAGTCACGTAGTTGACCGTCCTCCACGGCCAGCTTGTTCAAGCTCCGCCAATCGTTACCGGCTTCCACGAACGCGAGCCGCACCCACGTCTTCCACTGCAAGGACGGCACGCGGTGCATCGGGCCGCCGGCGAGATCGCCCGGCAACGGCATGCGGCCCAGCACGGTACCGACGCCTTGCAAGCGCTTCATCGGCGGCTCGTACAGGAACGCCGGCACCTTTGCGGTGTGGCGCGCGACCATGAGGAAGCGCTTGCGGCTCTGCGCCAGACCGCCGATCAGCCCACAGTCGTGCGACGTTTCGTTGACCGCATAGCCGTAGTAGGCCAGCAGCTTCTTGATCTGGTCCAGCAGGTGGCGCCCGCGCGTGGCCAGGCGCGGCACGTTCTCGAACACGATCAGCTCGACGGGGTCATCCTTCCAGGCCTCGCACATCAGCCACACGCAGCGCAGCGTCAGCTCGTTGAGCGCCTGATACTTCGGCGTGCGGCTGAGGCTTTCGGCCAGCAAGCCAGATGCGCCTTTGCACGGCGACGAGATGAACACGCTATGCGGGTGCTCATAGCCGGCCGCGCGGCGGATGTCTTCGGCGGTGGCTTCGCGCCAACCATGCGGCGGCTCTTTGCCGTGGAACGCGATGTACTGCTGGCGCGTGAACAGATCCATGACCGTGCACGGCACGCCGACCAGCTTGTGGAAGTCTCGCGCCGCAGCAGGATCGTTATCGATACCGCCGATGCACTTCCAGGTGGCCGTCTTGGCACCCACCTGCGACATGGCCTTCTTGAAGCCCTTAGCGCCGCCACCGAGGCCGCTGCACATGCCGAAGCTGTTGTAGACGCGGCGGATGATCATCGCGCGACCTCCTGCTGCAGCTCCTTGCGATAGTCATGCGCACCTTCTGATCTGCACAATTCCCAAAGCCGATCAATATCGAAGTGCGGACCAAAGACTCGTCGCCCTTGATACAGGAAGGATTCTCGGCAACGGTGCTCCATACTGGTCATGCACAGCTTGAACGCCGTCTGCACGAGCTCAGACTTCGTCATATGAGGGCTCAGCTTCCACTTCCGGGTGTGCTGAACTTCCATCTTTCCCGTCACAATGTCAGCGTCGACATACGAGGCCTGGAGATAGATGTTTCCCTCGCTAGCTTCGGTTACGTGGAAGGCATAGTCGTCGAACTGCACAAGCTGCAGCAGATCCTTCATTTCTTCTGTTCTCATGACTTCTCCTGCTGCGAGGCGCGATAGGTCTTGGTGAATTGCTTGTCGACGGCGCGGCCACGCGAACGCACGACATTCGCGAGCTGCGCGCGGTCGTGGTGGCTGGCCGGCGCCTGGCGCAGCAGCCCGAAATACGAGTTGGCGAGCACATGCACGTCGGCCGCCGGCGCAGCCGCGACCCGGCGCAGGCCTTCATTCACAGTGCGCTTTCGCGTATAGCGGTGCCATGGCTTGATGACGTGCCCGACGAAATCGATGCCGCGGTCGATCTGCTGCAGGATGGTCTTGCGAGGATTGATCTGAACGCCGAGACGAGCCGGCAGGAATGCCGTCACGTCCGCCAGGATCTCGTTCAGTCGCGCGGGCGATTCATGCAGGAATAGAAAGTCGTCGACGTAGCGGACGTAGTGCTTGGCTTTGAGCTGGTGCTTCGCGCGCTGGTCGAGCACATCCAGATAGACGTTGGCGAAGAACTGCGACGACAGGTTGCCAATGGGCAGCCCACGATGCGATGGCTGTTCCATCAACCGCTTGTGGGACGGCACCTTCTCCAGCAACTTCGGATCGCCGCGAAACTCGAAATCCGTGCGCGGGTCGTGCATCAGGACCAGTTCGGTGAGCCATGCCCAGAACGGCTCACGAACTTTCGCGAGCAGCAGATCGAGCAGAATCGTCTTGTCGATCGCGACGAAGAAGTTAGAGAGGTCGCACTTCAGGTAGTAGGCCTGGCGCGACCAGTTCCGCGTGATCGACCGAATGCCCGATTCCAGAAACTCAGCCGCGTAGAGCGTGCCGCGCCCCTTGATGCACGCGCACGAGCCTGCGATAAACGCATCCTCGAAGCGCGCGCCGATGTGGTTATAGAGGAAGTGATGCACCACACGGTCACGGAAGTCTGCCGCCCAAACCTCGCGCGGCTTCGGTCGCGTGACCACGAAACAGATCGAACGGCCTGGACGGTACGAGCCATCGCGCAGCTCGCCGTACAGGCGTCCAAGGTTGCGCTCAAGGTCTTGCTCAAACTCCAGCGCATTGCGCGAATTTCGCTTCGTACGCCGGCAATCGAAATAGGCCTGTACGAGCGCCTCGAAAGAAAGGAGGCCCTCTGCATCGCACTGATATTCGGACGAGGCGAACCCGGTTCTTGTTGTCCTTGTTCGCGTTGTTCTGGTAGCCATCGTTGAAGTTCTGGTTCCAGGCGTTGTTGGCCGAGTACTGCGTCGTATCGCGCTATCTACATCACCTCACCGAAGGCGTTAGCCGATCAGTGCAGCAACTGCGCCAGACCTTGCCGCACACCGGCAGCTGGTTTCTGTTCTGCGCATGGCGGTGCTCTTGTGGAGCAGCGGCGCGACCAGATCAATAATTCGCACAGGTATCACGGCCTTGACCGTGGTGCAGCGGGCGACGATGCGGAGTGCTTACGCCATCCACCTACCTGTTTCCCAACCTGATCCGTAAGTGCAATCGCTGCGGCGTACGGCTTGATTCCAATCAGCTGCATGTCATGCGCTAGGCGCAACGACAGGTTGATCACTTCAAGCCGTTCGAGCAGGTCATCGAGGTGCGGCACCTTGTTGGCGGCTGAGTTGGCGCGAAATATCAGCATCACGATTTCCATCGCCTCGTTTGCGAGGCGTGATCCGACAATCTGCTTCAAGTCGCGCGGCATGTTCCGCACAGCCCCGGTGACAACCCCGAACAGGTCATAAGCCACCTTGTAGACAGGTAGGTGTTTGGCGGCGGCCATGATTAATGGTTAAAACTTAAAGTTCGATCTGCGGACGAGGCGAACCCGGTACTTGGTGGCCTTGTCCGCGCCGTGCTGGTAGCCACCGTCGAAGCCCTGGAGCCAGGCGCTGCTGGCCGAGTACTGCGTAGACGTCCAATACCAAGCCTTCTCGAACTTGTCGGAGATCGTCGCTCGGCACAATGAGATCTGGCGCTGCGCCGGCAGGAAGAAGTCGCTGTGGCCGTCCTTCTGGTAGCCGACAGCCAACTGCGCTGCAGGGTGATCGTGCTTGCTCTCGATCAGTGCCAGCGTGTTGGCGCGACCGTCAATGTCGCTTTTGGCGTCCGGTTCATCCTGGCCATAGGAACCCCACTCGACAGGGTCGAAATCATCGACCGATGCAACGAGCGGATACTGGCCGCCGATACCGTCCGGCATGAAACCCGCAAAGATGCCGCCTTCTCCTGCCCAGTACTCGCCAAGCGCAGGAGGGAAGCTGATATTCAGCTTGGCGGGATAAATGGGCTCGCTGAGCACCTTGTCGAGCCACGCGCGCGCAGCCTCGCTCTCGGGCACCACGAGCTTTCCGCCGTGGAAGGGAATGGTGATTTCGCTCATCTGATCCTCTTGATCGTGATGGTTCGACCTGAGTCGTCGAAATGAATGAAGGATTAAAGTTTGATGCTGCGGACGAGGCGAACCCGGTCCTTGCTGCCCTTGCCCGCGTAGTCCTGGTAGCCACCGTAGAAGTCCTGGCCCCAGGCGGTGCCGGCCGAGTACTGCGTGCTTGACCAATACCAACTGGCCTCGAAGGCCTCCGCAGCGCCTTCACGGAACAGTTCGACTGGCGTTTGTCCCGGCAGGTGAATCGTGTAGGGATATCCAGGCGGCAGGCTGCTCGGGTTATCGCCGTATCGGTAGACATCGTTCTCGTCATCGGTGGGCTTGAAACCGCGGTATTGAAGCTCGAGCTGATCGCGAGCCGGGATGGCCCAGTCGTCAAAACCAGCGATGCGGCACTCAAGCGCCCACTGCGCAATCTCGCTGCCGGCCTCGGCCATCGCTTTGGTGTTCGACAGGCCATCGAAGAAGCTATCGGCGCCCTTGATCTCGGTGTAGTCAGGCAGCCAGATTGCCGGCTTGTGCTCGCCTTCGGCCTTGTTGGCAGTGACCTGCGCATAGACATCACCGCCATAGCTGATCAGGCCAGCATAGAAACCTCCTTCCCACGACGTGCCGATGATGGTCGGGACAACGATGCCATTCACAACTGAGTTCATGATTTCCTCTCGAATTGGGTAGTACTTGTGGTGCTACTGAATAGGGTGGGAAACTGCGGCCGCCCGGTCACTGGAAGCGACGCCATTTGTTTGGGACTCGGCTTGTCCCGCCGCAGTCGCCCGTTGATCGTTACGCTGCTTCGCGCATCTCCGGCGGTTCCTCGAACACCAGAGACATGTGGACCTCCTGGTCGAGCAGCGTGAGAATCTTGGCCGTCTGCTTCTCGTCGGGATGGATCTGCGCGCGGAAGGTGACGAACACCGTGCCGCCTTCCTTCATGTCCAGAACGAACTTGTTCACGCGGATGTCGGACAAAACAATGTCGTCCTGTGCGCGCACGCCGTGATGGATTTCCAGGCGCTGGTTCTCGTAGTCGCCAGCCCACTTGATCGCGCCGAGCTGCGGGTTCTTGAGGTTTGGAAGGTGGCCGGCGTCAGTCACCAGATCACCTTGAACGGCTTCATCCTTGTGGTAGAAGCTCGCCTTGAGCGTCGGGGAGAACTGCGCCAGTTCGTCATTCGACAACTTGACCTGCAGCTTCAGGTCGACGCCCAGGACTTTTTCGTCACCGTGCTTCTCATTACGCGTGTTGATGTGCAGGATCTTCACCAGGGTGTTGTCGATTTCGAGCATGGTTGGCTCCTATGGAATAGACGGGCAGCGGGATGGTGGATAAATCAGGTGCCGCTATGCGGCGTGATCGAAGGGAGAGAAATCAAGCTCGCACAGCCATCCAATCACCTCTGCTTCAGTGCTTTCGAAGAGGCTGACCAGGGCATTGATGATCTCGACATCGGACGGTCGCGAAGAAGGCCGCGGCGCTCTTGTGATCTGGGTCACCGGGGCAACGACCGTCTTGCGGACTGATGAAGGCTGAGGTGCTGGGGCAGTTGCCGCTACCGATACTGGCGTGTTCTGAGCAGCTTCGCTCTGCAGCTTCTGTTGCTCTTCCTGCCGAATGCGTTCGCGCTCTTCCTCGAGACGCTTCTCTTCAGCTGCCTTGTGCTCGGTGATGCGGGTCTTGATCACTAGGCGTAGATCATCGATAGGCTTTCCGATCAGGGCCAGCTTGTCGGCGAAGAGGAATTCGTAGCCAGCGCCATCATCCTTGATGCATGCAAGATTTGCGCGGATGCGCTTGGCTGATGCATCGGCCTCAATCTTGGCGTTTGCCAGCACGGTATCCACAGCGTCCTGAATGCTGGCCACGGAGCGCTTCCCCTTCGCTGCACCAGCAAAATCAGGAGCGCCCAAAACAATCCACGGGCCACCGGTTTCCTTCTGCAGTTCGGCGATGTGGCGCTCGTAGGCGGACTTCCCACTGAGGATGATGTTGTCCTTGACCTCGGCCTTGCGCTTCGTGACCAGCTTGTCCAGATCCAGTCGCACGCGACGGGCTTCGGCGCTGATGTCGTCGATGGTCTTGAAAAGGAGATCGATGCTGGCGGTCTGACTGAGCGCATGCTCCTTCGCAGCGGCCAAGCGGCTTTCCACTTCACCACACCATTTCACGGTCTTCTCTGCATCCGCGAAATGCTGGTCCGTAGTCAGTTCTCGATTGATGCCAGCGAAGACGGCTAGCGCGTGCTCTTTGAACTCCGTCAGGTTGCTGGCGGTCACCTGGCCAGTCACTTGCAAACGCAAGGCTGGAAGAGTCTCAGGAGTGCGGCCCGCAGGCTTCAGTTCGACCTGCTGGGGCTCATATGTAGCCAGATCCTTTTCGAACTGACCCCAGCCGGCTTCGATCTTGGATGCCAGTTCCGCATTCGGGTAATACCAGCAATGGCGCTCTTCCAGCAGTTCGCCGGTGAGCGACCAGCGAGAGGCAGCAAACAGCACGCGCCGACACTGTTGATTGACCATGCATTGCTGCTCCATCTGCACCTGGTGATACATCGGCAGGAGCCGACCAGCCTGTGCATCACGATGTTCCGGAGAGACGGTGTCGATATCGTCGAACGCAGCGCGCAGCTCATCATTTAGCAGCTTGTGCTCGTATGCAGTGTCCTCTGACATCGTCAGGCCGTCGAACGAGGCCGACAGCTTGCCTTCAGTGCCTACTACCGGATATAGCTCGTCACCTACGATTTGTTCAGCAATCGAACGGTATAGAGCTTCGCAACGATGTCCCTCGTTGAAGAGATCATGCTGGATTTCGGAGACCTCGGGGCGAATGCCGCTGGCCAATTCTTTCAGCAGATCTGAACGGGTTTTGTAGGGCGAGATGCCCATCATCGCTGGTGCGTCGCTCGCATTGAAGAAGTTCGTGCGGTGAGCCATCCATTTGGGAGTGCCTTGCACGACGTTCACGATGTTCATCAGTTGCTCCGGTGGTTCGCGTGGTAAAGATCAGTCGTCTTCGTGTGCCCACGAGTCGATGGTGTTCTTCTGGTTTTCTGTCAGTTGGGCGCCCTTGGATTCGATGAAGGCGATCATCTGAGCTGGGGTCTTCTTCTTAGCCTTGACCATGTCGCGCCAGGCATCTTTGTTGGCGTCGAAACGCTCCTGCGGATAGGAGGCGCCGGATTGGTTTCCGGTGCCCCGTCCCTGGTCCCGATGGCCGGACGGGTCGTCACTGGCTCCGCCAGCACCATCATCGTCATCGTTCTGCTCAGACAGGCCGGTGATCGCCTTCAGCGTGTAGCGCTCCAAGTACGACTTCGTGCTCGCCCGTGCCTGAATCGCGTTCTTCGCGCCGCCGGTATCAGGCGGCCCGCCCATCGAAACGCTTTCCTCGTGGCCAGCGACATGGCGCAGATAGCATGTGACCTCAATCCAATCCTTGTCATCTTTGGTCAATCGCCAAGAGGACGACAGGCCGTGCTTAGAGAGGGCAGGTGTCACCGCGTTGACTACGTCATGCAGTTCCGCGTACTTTCTGCCGCGCAGCGGACCATCGGTGACGTCCTTGCCCTTGATGATCTTGACCGCTTCAGCCTTGAAGGCTGCGAATGCAGCGTCGAAGGCTTTCTTGGCTTCTTTGGCCTCCCAGCGATCCTGCAACTCCATCAGGCGCTCAAGACGGTCGAGGTCAGCGTTGCTTTCCACTGCGATGCGCAGCAGATCGGCGGGCGTAGTAACGGCAATAGATCCAGCTTGGCGATGTGCCGGCAATGCTTCGGTGTGCCGCATGCTGGTCGTTTCGATGTCGGTGACATCGGTCACGGTCGCGGTGCTCATACTTGCTCCGGCTTCGGGTCGATCCGCTTGTACGGAAACTTGTCATCGAACGGCTTGATGTGCTTGCCAAAGTGCGAGCCGATCGACTCTGCATTGCGGAATGCTTCGAATTGCTCGGGCGTAAAGTTCTGATAGTGGTAAAGGCTGCTGGCTTCGCCCTTGAAGTTTTTGAAGCGAATGGCCAGCACATTGGTGGCCGGGTCATGGCCGATGCTGTGGATCTGCGACGACTCGACTGGCTGCATCGTGATCGACGGTTGAATGGTTGCGGTCATGGTGATCTCCAAGAGAAGTCTGGCAGTTAGAGGCTGGCGCGAATCGCGACAACTAGATAGAGGTAGGCTCCGACAGCGATGCCCACGCCAATAGCCCAAGCCCAATTGCGGAAGCTGTGACGCGCTGGCTCAACGTTCAGTTGTGCGTACGGGCCCATTGCCTCGTTCAAAGTGCGCGCCGTCCTGTAGTCTCGAGTTCGGTAGTGGCTCATCAGCACGGCTTCACCCCTGTCAAAATGTGGCGGGCTGCCTTGATCGCCTCACGGGCTTCGCGCACGATCTCGAATGCTTGGCCACTGTTCTTGAACTGCAGAAGCACCGTGCTGCCATCGAAGGCGGCATTCTCAAGAAGCGCTTCGATGACTCGCGCAGCCCGAGCGAGCGTGATGGCTGCCGAAACAGATCCGTTGGCATGTTCGGCCTGGCGCTCTGCGGCTTGGGTGTCTGTGATGTGCATGACGGTCTCCCGTGGTCTATCGAACTTCAATGTCTGGCACGATCACGGAAGGCTTGAAGATGACCTTGTAGTGATAGGCGCTGACGTTGGCGCCTTCGATCTGTTCGATGAAGTACGTGACGTTGTTCGATAGGCCGAGGAAGTGCTTCTTGTAGGAAGCGGGGCCGGTCTTGCAGACGATCGCCAGCGTCCTCTCCGTGCTTGTGTTGTCCTTCGAGCACAGGCCTTCAATGGTGAGCATGTACTCGCCAGTGATGCCGTTGTAGAACACGATCCTGCGGTTGATCTGGAAGTTGTCAGCCGCAACCGACAGGTTTTGAGATGCCACATCTGCATCGCGACTGCATGCAGAAAGGGCAGCTGCAGCGATCAAAATCAGGGAGATCTTCTTCATGATCAGGCTCCTACCGGCTTTGCGCGCTCACGGCGCCGAATCTTTTCCATCGCGCTAAGATGTCTTGCGGCCGCGTTGCAATGGCGGTGAGCGAGCGCGAGATTGCTAATGTGGTTGGGGCCACCATGAACAACCGGCACCAAGTGCTCGACGCTTTGATCGGTGGGTTCCATGACCTTCCAGCAGTAGAAACAGCAATCGCCGTCGCGATCGAGAAGCGTCTGCACAACTGGGCTGCGCTTCTTACGCGTTTTGGCAACGCCTGCTTTCCATGCGCCGCTGCTGCAGAATGCGTTCCATGCAGCTAGCGACTCACCAGTAAAGGTGGTACGCCCACGAGCATCGGTGTAGACAATGGCGACACCGGCCGCACAGTTGAAGCGAATAAGTTCCCACTCGCTTGTCGGCTTCAGGACCTCCGCACCACGTTCAGTGAGGAATGCACGGAACTTGGCGGCTACGTGCTTAACGTCAGATGCGACAACCATGTCAGGCCTCCACGACTTCTGCGGAGTTGAATGGAAGCGCTTGCAGCTTGCTGATCTTCTCGTTGATAGATGCGACCTTCAGGGTGAAGGCGGCGCGTAGAGCTTCACGCTCTGCCTCTAGTGCCTTGATCATGGCTGCAGCTGGGTCGACGTCATCTTTCACTTCTGCAACGATCGTGTGTTCAGCCACCTTGGTATATCGGCCATAGTGAGCGTCACCGTTTTTCGCCCAGGCCTCATAGTCAATCGAACTGAATTTGTACTGAAGGGTCCCGTCCCACTCGTTCGGCTCAGCAAAGATCCAGCCTTTGATCTCGATGGTCTTCATGTCAGACCTCCTGCTCGACTTCTTGAATAAAGCGCACCACCGACTCACTGAAACCGTCGATCTTCGTCCAGGCGCCGTAGCCAACACCGTGCTGGTAGGAGGCCACGTTGATCATGTAGCCGCGGCCACCTGGTGCACCGACGACATCGTGCGACTGCTCGTCAGTGATGACGATGGTGCGTTCGGCTCCAGGTGCAGCGCTGTTGACTGCCTGGACGGCTCGACCGAGATACGTGCCGCTGTGAGGTTGAGAGCGTGCAATTGCATCGATCAGCGACATCCCCACGCGCGGCGGTACCTCGACAACCGAGTTGGAGAATGTGAAGACGCGCACTTCGGGGCAGATACCACGCACAAGCACAGCAAGGGCCGATGCAGCATCGATACGGTTGAGATCGGACTTCTCCGATAGACGCGAGTCCATCGAGCCGGAAACATCGACCAAGAGGTTCGTGCGGCCGGCCAGCTTCGGCATGCCATGCATTGCCTCCAGCATTGCGGCGTCGACGAACGGTTCCCATTGTGGAACGGCACGAGCTGCGGCCACGAAGCGGAATGGGAGCGCCTTGGACTTTGCAGCGCCAGCGATCAGATGTTTAGTGACGAGCTCAGCAGGAACGCCGGCATCTGCCATGTTTCGCAGGTTGCGCAGAAGCGCCAGGTAGCCGAGCTTGTTCTCGGCCAGAAGCCGCTCAAACGTCTCGCGCTTATCCGCGCCGCCAGACAGCGCAACTTCCCAGGTATCCGGTACCGGCAGCGTGCGTTCTGCGATCTGGCGATACAGAGCCTCATCATGGGACAGCTTCGGCGTTGCATTGAGACGACGCTCAGTCGCACGCTCATGACGCGTGTAGTGACGATCGTTGTCCTGCGGCTTGGCGTGCGATAGAAACAGCGCGTCGCGCAGCTTTACCGTTGTGTCACGGTCGTATTTGGCGAATTGATAAGCATCGAACTTGCGGAATGCACCGGCCAAGCCAAGCTTCACTTGCTTGCTCACCGGGCACCTGCCGTCCTGCCAGTACATCGCCAGGAACTCGCCGATCTCGTCGGCGCGCTGAATGACGCGAGTGAGGGTGCGCCCGACGATCGAGCCTGCGCCTTGATGACGTGCAAGCTCACGTACCAGGAGAAGGGGCGCATGGCGAAGCTTCATGTCTTCGCGAGCCTTGATGGCCAGGTCAGCGACTTCCTGCACGTCGCATTGAGAAACGAGGCTCTTGATGCGGTCGGCAATACTCTCGCCGCTTTCGTAGAACTGCGATTCCCATAGAAGGCATGCCATCACCGTGCGGCGCAGCCGGTCGATCGGCTTCACGTGCAGCGAGGCAAGAACATCTTCATGCGTGTACGTAGGGGTCGAAGCTGCGACGGTGTTGAGCTTCATGACTTCTCCACTTTTTTATATGCGGGAACAAGCAGTGGCGGTGTTATTCGCAGAAAGAAGTAACCGCAACCTTCACCACGCAAATCAATTCATGGGGCAACAAGCGAAGCGAGCTATGTAAGCGCTCTACCAACTGAGCTACAGCCTTTCGACTGGCCGGGCTCGAACCGGCGACCTCTCGCTTAGCAGGCGAAGTAACTCGCCTCTACGGCACCCAAAGCAAAACCATGCGGGAACAAACCAGAGCGGAACGTAGGTGTCCTAGGCCACTAGACGACGAACCGGTTTCCCGATTCGGGCGGATTCGAACCGCCGTCACCCGCACCCGAAGCGAAGTAACTGCTCTGTACGCCACGCAAAACAAAATTCATGAATGAATGAAGGGCAATCTGCGGACGAGGCGAACCCGGTTCTTGCCGTCCTTGCCCGCGCCGTCCTGGCAGCCATCGTCGAAGTGCTGGGTCCAGGCGAGGTAGGCCGAGTACTGCTCTTCCAACCAGTACCAGCGCTTCTCGAAGAGATGGCCGAGGTTGGCCTGCAGCAGATGGCCTTCCTGGCGATTGAAGACGTTCGCGCCTTCCTTCTTGGCCCACTCGTGCGCCGCATCCCAGTCGAGGACTCGTGTCTCCGGCAGCAGGATCACGTGGTGCGAAGGCATGGCGTCCTTGTTGAGGATCAGGCCGCCGTAGTTCTCGTCATTGGCGTGCTTGATGCCGAAGATCTCGGCTGCAGTCTTGAGTGCGGTTTCCATGAAGCTTGCTCTCCGTGTTGTTGGTAGCCAGATGCCAGTCAGATGGCTCTGGAGAATTCGATGACCAGATAGGTCGCAGCTAACATGCCGACCGTGAAGCAGAAGGTCGATATCCAATCAAGCGCTTTCATTTCAGACCCAGCGCGTAGAAGATGATGAGGTGGCCGGCAACGATCCCCGCAACGACCAGGAGAGCGATGCCAAGCAAGCGGTTGTTGCGTTTCTTGCGTTCTTCATCGGAGACGAACTCGATCTCGTCTGCTAGGTGCGGCATCACCTTGATGGCAATGGCAGCAGCGCAGAGAGCGAGGGTGATCAGAATCAGAGCAACAATCAGCCCTTGGAATTGGGTGCCGGTCATGTTGGCCTCATCAGTGAATGGCGATAACCGTCATGCCCAGGCTACGTTCGCACTTCGCGCGAGCCTCTTCTTCGGCTTCGAGGATGTCCGCAGCCATCTCGTTGTCGCATTCCTGCTCGGCGACTGCGTCAGCGATATCGCGCTGGAACTGCTGGACCATGGCGCGGCCAAGAGCGGCCATTGCGTTGTCGTCCAGCTCGTTGTTGAGCATGGCACGTGCGATTGCAGCCATGTACGGCTGCGGCTCATCCAGGCCGCGCTCCATGCAGAACGTGTCGTCGCTCAACATGGCTTCGCAGACTTGGCGCTCGATTGAGGTGAGGGCGTTGATCATGATCGTCACCTATCAGAAACCGAGAGCGGCGAATTGGTCGCGCTCTTCAGCGGTCCACTTCGGCTCGTGATTGCCCATCGGGCCGAGATGACGGCAAGCGACATCGAAATGGCGTTTGCCTTCGGTGCCATACACCTCGTTGATCAGAAGACCCATGCGCGCCGCTGCGTTCTTCGCGGCCACCAGATTCGTGGTGACGATGCGCACGTGACCGAGGCGGGTGATCGGGCTTGCTGCGGGTGTGAACGTGGGGAAGTGCATTTCTGCCTCCATCTTTGTGCACCGGGCGGTGCGTTGATGGAGGGAGTATTGCAAATGTACTCACGGATTGCAAGTACATTTGCGATTGTCGCGTTGGGAAATTTGTAACAGAGCACCGCCAGGAGAGGGCAGTAGCAAAAAGCCCGCTCAAGGCGGCCTGCTCATGCGGTTGACAAAGGAATGGCTATGACTTCTTACGATCGACGCAACGGAATGTCAGCTCAGCCTCCTGAGGAGTCCAGCCGCGTGCCCCATGGGTCTTGCTGTCGACTTGCTCCATGTCCTTGTTTTGGGTCATGCAGTATTCGTTTGCCCGATTCAAAGTGAGCGCACGAACTTCAGCCCAGGAAGAGAAGCCTCCTCTAACTTCTGAGCCGACCATGTAGGTTCCATTTCCCGCCGGCACAACCTCCGAAACGGTTTGGCATCCGGAAAGAAGCATGGCCGATGAAAGAATCATCCCTGCGCGTCTCATGACAAACCTCAATTCGTTGGGTGGAAGGCTAGGCAGCGGGACTCGCCGCGATGGAAAGACCAGCCGCAGTAGGTTGTCAGTTCGAAGAGGGCATCGTTTGCTGCATCGCGAGCGACCTGTCTGAGATACTCATCGTCGGTCAAGCAATGGCCTATGAAGTTCTTGTGAGTGCAGGTCACATTCACCTCTATCCAGTCCTTGATACCCCAATGCACCCACACGTGGTTGACGCCCCAGAAGATGAAGGCCCAGACGGCGAAGGCGCCAATAATTCCACCTGTGTCTTTCATATCGGCCTCACAGATCTTCGCTACGCCAAGCCTTGAGAACACGCCCAAATACTTCGAAATCCATGTCCGGCGTGATTGTCCATTCCCGGTACGCCTTATTCTCTGAGATGGCAATGAGACCGTTCCCAGGTACACGTTGAAGCCGCTTGATGAATCCTTCCTTGCCGATGCGGAAAAAATAGACCGCATCAATCTCAACGGTGATGACTCCACGATCTAGGAGAAGAGGGTCTCCAGGATTGAAGAGAGGCCTCATCGAGTCGCCAAAGCCCGTAACTACACAGAGGTTCTTGGGCGATGTGCAGGACCGGACATTGAAATCAAGCCACTCTTTAGTCACTCTCAGATTCTGAATGAGACCCGGTTGATCTGGAAGATCAATACCTCCTCCCATCGAGCCGCCAGCATCAAATTGGGGAATCGCGACGGTACCCTTCCAATAAGCATCGTCTGACCTGGCTTGAAGAAGCTCCTCAACTCCTCTGTCAACCAAGTCCTCTGCTTCGGTCTGGGAAACGAATAGTCCTTCAACCTCGCTCGGCCTGGGGGGCATGTCTCCGCCGTCAGCAAGCCACCGGACTGGTACCAGCAACGCATCTGCGAGTGCTACGACGTATTTCGATCCCCTGTTCCTGCCCCGTTCGATCTGCGCAATTGTCGACTGAGACAGACGCGCCTTCTTGGCAAGTGCCTCTTGAGACATCTCTAGTTGGGTGCGCCGAGCCAAGACGCGGTTAGCGAAGGTATCCATATCGCAATCGTACTTACCGGCGCAATCGCTTTGGTACTTGCTTACCAAGTACAAATGCAATATTCTGGTGTTCATGAACGCCAAGACCATCATCGAGCGATTGCTCGCCCGTGGGTTGACGCAGCAGGAGATCGCTCGTCGCTCCGGAAATTCCCAGTCGACCATCTCGCACCTCTATACGGGAACGAGAGGCAAGCGAACGTCCTTCGAGACAGTTCAAAGCTTGAGCGATTTGCTGTCTCAAATAGAGGCAGATGCGGCGCCCTCGACTGAGGAAAAGCGTGCTTGATGGTGAGTGTCCGATGACTCTGTTTGCACATGGCTGACTAGAGCGTCTGATGCGGTGGGATGAGCCTTCATCCTATTTTTTTGGCCCAGAAAAGGCTGTCCGCGGTTGTCCGCGAGTTCCGGAAGAGGGCGGAAATGCAAGAAAAACTGTTCTACGAGAGCGTCTATGACGCTCTGGCTGAAGTGATCCGCGCTGCAGGGGGAACGAAGAAAGTGGGCGCCATGCTGTGGCCTGAAAAGTCGGCCGATGCTGCCGGCGCGCTGCTGAAGGACTGTCTCAATCCAGATCGCCGCGAAAAGTTGGACCCAGAGCAAGTCGCGTTTGTCCGGCGTCTTGGTCGCCAGATCGGCTGCCATGCGTTGGTGAATTTCGAAGCCCAAGACGCAGGCTACGAGGCTCCGAAGCCTGTGAACAGCGAAGAACAGGCTCGCATGCTCGTGGACATCATTGCTGCACAGCAAGTGAATCTGCAGGCATCGATGCAGGCATTCCAGCGCCTGGTTGAACAAAATCCTTCCGTCCTACGGGCGGTCGCATGATTTCCATTGCCCCAATCGATCAGTTGCGCGAGCAGGGAAAGCAAGCCGCGCGCGACGGTCTTCCCATGTCGGTCAATCCCTATCCGTACGGCAGTTGTCACGCCATGCAGTGGGAGCACGGCTTCATGTGGCGGTTGCTTGATCCGGTCGTGAAATCCCTGGAGGCAGCATGAAGCGAGACCTCTTCAACCTTCACCGCGTCGAGCAGCAAGCCAAACAAGACGCCATGGCGAAGAACATCAGCAAGCTCAAGTCCAAGGACGCGAAGAAGGCTCAGGTGCATGTCTTGTGCCGCTCCCTCGTGGCCATGATGAAAGCGAGGGTCAAGTAGTGCCAGCTAGGCTAATCCGGGAAGGCATCTTGACGAGCGAGCGCGTAGATCAGCTCACCGCCGAGGCAGAGGTCTTCTATCGTCGCTTGTTGTCCGTGGTGGATGATTTCGGGCGCTACTTCGCCAATCCGAAGTTGCTGCGTTCTGCCTGCTATCCCCTCAAAGACACGATCACCGCGGAGTCCATCACACGCTGGCTTGACGAATGCGTGCGGGCAGGCTTGCTCGTGGTCTATCGGGATGACAACAAGGACTACTTGGAAGTTGATCGATTTGGTCAGCAGGTGCGGGCAAAAACTAGCAAGTACCCGAATCCGATTGCACCTGCTGGGAATTGCTTAGCAACTGCTAAGCAAGAGCAAACAGACGGTGAGCAAGTTCCAGCAACTGCTCACTTAGACGTAGACGTAGACGTAGACGTAGACGTAGACGTAGACGTAGACGTAGACGTAGACGTAGACGTAGACGAAGTCGGAGTCGTAGACGGAGACGGAGACGATATAAGTAACCCTAACGGGTTACTCGTCGACAGCAGCAACGCTGCCGACCTTCAGCTCGTTCCTCCACCAGATGGCAAGCCATCTGCTCGCCCTGAATGTCCGCATCAGGAAATCATCGCGATCTATCACGAGATCCTGCCTACCTGCCAAGCCATCAGGGACTGGACACCTGCTCGAGCTCAACACCTACGAGCTCGATGGAACGAAGAGCCGAAACGCCAGAACCTGGACTACTGGAAGCGCTTTTTCGAATACGTCTCACAGTCGGATTTCCTGACTGGGAGAGCGAACGTTGGGCACGGACGTAGCAAACCGTTCCGTGCAAGCCTGGATTGGATCGTCAAATCGGAGAACTTCGCGAAGATCCGTGAAGGTCGGTATCACCCTGACCAGGAGGCGGCATGACTGGCCCGGACGATCTTCCGCAAGCGCGCCCACTGTACGCGATCGAGGCCGAACAGGCGGTTCTTGGCGGCCTCCTGCTCGACAACAACGCGATCGATCGCGTTGGCGGTCTTGAGCCGGCGCACATCTATCGCCATGACCATCGCGAGATTCTCCGCGCGATCGTGCGTCTCATCATTGCTGGCAAGCCTGCCGATGTCGTGACCGTGTTCGAATCGCTGCAGGCTGCAGGAAAGGCCGTGGATGTTGGTGGCCTGTCCTATCTGAACTCGCTGGCACAGAACACGCCGAGCGCTGCCAACATCGCGCGCTACGCCGAAATCGTGAAAGATCGCGCGCTACTACGCGAGACCCTGGCCACGGCCCGCAAGGTGCAGGAACTGGTAGAGACGCCGAGCGCGATGAAGGGCACCGAGATCCTGGATCGTGCGCAGACGATGCTGGCCAATCTCGCCCAGGTTGGCGTGCGCCGCGAGCCGAAGATGCTGCGCGAACTGCTTGCGCCGTTCGTTGAAGAAGTCGACAACCGCGCAACTGGCGCGATCGAATCAGCCATCCCAACGGGCCTGGATGCTCTTGATCAGGCGCTCAACGGCGGAATGCGTCGCGGGAACCTGATCATCGTCGCCGGCAGGCCGTCGATGGGCAAGACAGCCCTGACCACCGATATTGGCCTGAACGTTGCGACCGACTACAACGTCCTGCTGCTGTCGATGGAAATGTCCGACCAGGAGATCGTGGCACGTGCCCTGGCCAGCCGCGGTGGCATTCCGCTCTCGAAGCTACTGGGCCGCATGAACCACGGTGATGACCACGCATGGACGAACCTGACTGCTGGCGTTGTCGCGATCGACCAACTCAACTTCGCCGTCGATGACTCGCCGGCGCTGACGCTTCTGGACGTGCGCATGAAAGCCAAGGGCCATCAGCGCAAGTACGGGCTCGACCTGCTGATCGTCGACTACGTGGGCCTCATGACTGGTGGCGAGGAAAAGATGCGTACGCAGCAGATTGGCGCTTACTCCCGAGGCCTCAAGGCGCTGGCCAAGGAACTCAATGTGCCAGTGATGGCGCTGGCGCAACTCAATCGCAAGAACGAAGACCGACCGGATAAGAAACCAATCCTCGCAGACCTGCGGGACTCGGGCGACATCGAGCAGGACGCCGACGTGGTGATGTTCGTGCATCGCCCCGAGATGTACGACCACAACAACGCGGAGCTCAAGGGCTATGCCGAAGTGCTGATCCGCAAGCAGCGCAACGGCGCGCTCGGCGATGTAGCGCTCGAATACAAGGGCGCGCTGACGAAGTTCTGCGAGTGGACCGGCCCGCTGCCTGTCATCGGTACCGGATCGCCGGTGCGCAAGCGCGGCATTGCCGAATACCTGTGAGGACGACATGCCAAAAATCACGCTAAGCCTCCCGTACCCGATCAGCGCGAACCGCTACTGGGCTTCTCGCATCGTCAAGCCTAAGAGCGGTCCGAGCTTCGTGAGCACGTATGTGACGCCCGAGGCGAAGGCTTACAAGGAACAGGTCGCTTGGCTTGCGAAGTCGGCAGGCGTACGCGAACCGCTCGCCTGCCGTGTGCAGATCGACTACACGCTCTATCCGAAACGTCCTCAGGACTGGGAGCGACGTGTCGCAAAGGATCCGCTGCAGTGGGACAACACCGTGCAGTGCATCGATCTCGACAACGCCCAGAAGGTTCTGCTCGATGCACTCAAGGGCGTCGTCATTCAAGACGACGGCTGGCAGGTTCGTCGCATCCATGCCGAGCGCGGCGTTCCCGATGGTGAGGCACGCATCGTGGTCACGGTAACGACGTTGCTTGAGGAATCCCCGCAGGCGACCTTGTTTTCGGAAGCGGCCTGATTTCAGTGAGAAAGGAGGGTGAGATGGAATTCGTTGAGTTTCCCAAGATGGCGCGTCTGTCGCGGGAAGTGATTGTGACCGAGAAGATCGACGGCACCAATGCGGCCGTGGTGATCGATCCAACATGCCGCCCAGATATGGGTGCGATTGCGACGGTCGGAGGCTTTGATCTCTTTGCTCAATCACGCACACGATTCATCACGCCGAGCGATGACAACTTTGGCTTCGCTCGTTGGGTGGTTGAGCACGCCGAAGAGCTGATTCGGCTCGGCACCGGCCGCCACTTCGGCGAATGGTTCGGCTCTGGTATCCAGCGCAACTACGGTCTGAGCGATAAGCGCTTTGCGCTGTTCAACACATCGCGCTGGAGTGATCCCGCTGAGCGTCCGGGATGCACGACAGTAGCGCCCGTCCTGTATCAGGGCAATTTCTCGGACCTGGACGTGCGATACGTGATGAACGAGCTGCAGACGAATGGCAGCGTTATCGTGCGTGGCTTCATGAAGCCGGAAGGCATTGTCATCTACCACGTGGCTGCTGGTATTGGGTTCAAGAAAACCCTGGAAAAAGACGAGCTTCCCAAAACCCTAGCCAAAGCTGCATAGGAGCCAATCATGCCCTGCTGCCTCTGTGGTTCACAAGAGCACACATCTCCGCATTGCCGCTGGATAAACATCTACCGCGACAAGAACGGCAAGTTCCGCTGCAGCGAGATTGGTTTTGAAACCAAGGCTGCAGCAGTGCAGGTTGGTGAAGAGCATGGCGATACGTTCCTCGGGCCCGTGCACGTGGAGTGGAGCGAATGGTGGACGTGAACGCGCATATTCGTTCCGTAGTGCTGGCGGCTCAAGAGGCCGGTGGGAAAACCACCGTAGTCCATGCGCGCATCGTCATAGGCGTCAGCACAACGTCGACACGCCTTGTTCTCGCAGAAGCCGTAGCGCTTGGCTTCCTGACCGTTACCAAGGCATTTCATGCCGACGCTGTCTACCAGGTCACTGGGAAGCCCTTGTCGGACCTCGTCGAAGAAGGAAAACCGCTGCTGGCACGATTCGAAGAGCTTCTGCAGGTTTGGGGCATTCCGATGCTAGCCCCTGAAGGCAGTCCTGGACGCGTGCATCTGGCGTTTTCTTGATCCGGTTTTGATTGGAGGTTGTGATGCCGATTTTCCTGTGGCCAGTTTTGATGTTCTACATCGCGTGGAGAGAGCTATGTGGGAATACATTCAATCAGCAATGGAGGATCGCATGATGCGCGCCTTGACCATCTTCATCGCTTGCACAAGCGCAATTGCCATCGTTGCCGCAGCTGCGTATTGCGGTCATGCATTCGGTTTTTCACATGGCGTTGAGTCTGCATGGAATGGCGTGCAAGCGACGTGTGAAGACCCTGAAGCCCAGACCAAGATCAACGGCCGCACCTACATGTGCGTGACGAAAGAACAGTGGAACGAAGTGGCCGAGCGAATCTTTCGTCAAGGCGTTGCGCTCGGCGTGAAGCGTGCACGGGAGGCGACGTGAAATGGTGCGACCAACTCGCCCTCCAGGGCGAAGAGAACATTCGGCACATCATCAATTTGATGGAAGAGCTGGGCCGCCCTGTAGGCGCTTACGAGGTCGCTGAATATCTCGGCAAAGAGCACACGACCGCGCGAGGTCTGTTGAACAGGTGCGTAGAACGCGGCCTAGCGGTCAAGGAGCATAGCAGCCGTAAGAACATCCACGGCACCCGCTTCTGTTGGAGGCGGACTGATGTCCCGTACGTGCCGGCAGTTGGTCTTGATACCGATGGCTACAACTTCGCAGACCTTCTCGACGTCTGGCACATCAGCGCGCCTGTTTCGCCAGTGCGCGGATGCATCCATCGTCAGTGGTGAGCGCTATGAACTACCCGCCTGTGCGCATCGCGAAAGCCGGTTCGTTCATTTTCGATCCGAACGGTGTCTTGTCCCTTCAGGGATGGACGTTCGACATGTGTGGACGAGCAACTCCGGAGGGCGTTCATCCATTCGTCTACTGGCGCGACGATCTCATCATCGCTGCGTGGGCGCATCTAAACGACTACATCGAGTGCAAGCTCGGCATCACAGTCGTTAAAGCATCTGATGAGCCAGTTAATCTGGCCTCTGTGGATCTTGAGATCAGTGCGCAGCAGGTGGCCGAAGCGCTCATCAAACGGGCGAAAGAAGCATGAGTGCTCTGTACAAAGAGTTCACGCTTCGGTCGCCTGGCATCTGGCCGACAGTGCTTGCTTTCATCAAGGCCAACGCACAGGCCTGCCTTGAGCGTGGGCATCCATTGCGCATCATTGTGACCGCTGAAGAGCGTCGGCGCACGTCAGAGGCCAACAAGTTCTATTGGGGCGTCGTGCTGCGCGACATCTCTGAACAAGCCTGGGTGCAGGGGAGACAGTTCGACACCAGCACCTGGCACGCCTATTTCGCAGAGCTCTACGGCGAGAAGGTGGAGATCACGCTCCCCGACGGCCGCATCCACGTGACGCGTCGCTCGACGTCTGACATGTCAGTTGGAGATTTCAGTGAGTACTTAGCCAAGGTGCAAGCGCATGCAGCCAACGAGTTCGGCGTCACGTATGACGGCGAGGTGTACGCATGACGTATCGATCTGAACCGTTGCGTCGCGCGGTGGCCAGTCTGCCGTGTGTGAATTGCGGACGGCATGGCGCTACTCAAGCTGCCCACTCGAATTTGCAAGAACACGGTAAAGGCATGGGCCATAAGGCGAGCGATGCCGCAATCATGGCCCTGTGCACTGTCTGCCATACCGAGTTCGACCAAGGCAAAGGCCTGACCAAGGCCGACCGCCGCGAACTCACATTCCGCTGGATCACCGCCACGCTTATCGCGCTACTCGAGCGCGGCCTTCTGGAGGTTGCATGACCTATCGTCGCCTAACCGACAACGACACGCGAATCGGGCCTTTCATCGTGCTCGGCAAGACCGGCATCGACTACAGGCCTGTTGGATTCTCATTGGACTCAGGAGACAGTGAATACCCCGGCTGCTCGCTGAATTTCCAGGCCTTTGGCTTCTGGCTGCAGATCGCAGTCCCACAACTCATCAAGCCATGGCGCCAGTGGGTTGATCTGAGGAAATACGACTGGGCGCACAGCAATGGCTACTGGGACGTGCACGCGCGCAAGTACGGTTTCAGCTTGAGTGATGGCTTTATGCAGGTCTTCTATGGGCAGCAGACCCACGACAGCTCCACCGACAAGGTTTGGTGCAAGCACTTGCCGTGGACTGAATGGCGCTTCGTGCGATTCAGTCTGTACGACGTGGATGGAAAGCACTTCTGGTCGCAGCTGGGCAATGGGTCAGGCGCCCGAAGTTACGAAGAGCAGCGCGCCCAGGAAGAACGGGTGCCGAAGGTACGGTTCAAATTCATCGACTACGACGGCGATATCATCGAGGCGACTACACACATCGAAGAGCGCGAGTGGTTGCGCGGTGACAAGTGGTGTAAGTGGCTGAGCTTCTTCTATGCACCCAAGGTGGTGCGTTCGCTGGATATCGAATTCTCCAAGGAAGTCGGTCCCAAGAAGGGTTCCTGGAAGGGCGGGGTCATGTGGACCGGTATCAATATGCTGCCTGGAGAACTGCACGAAGGCGCGTTCGCTAGGTATTGCCTCGAACACAACTTGCGTGAGCCTCGTGTGCTGGAGGGCCTGTGAGCATCTTCTCTCTATCCAGGCCAGCCGTAGAGGTGCTTCCATCTGAGACGCTTGATCGCCTTTGGGCAGAGGCCGAGCGCTTGGGGCGCATCGAGGTTGACCACTCGCTCTCCAATCGGGATGACTACCGTGTCCGTATCCGGTTCGAACGATCGAGCGGAACAGTGGTTTGGGTTCAGGGTGCAGATAAGAACATCGCGTTCGCCATATCTGCAGCAATCAACGAAGCGCGCGAGATGGGCGCCAGTGAAATGCCGGTGGCTCAATGACGCTGCCGTCCTGGATGTTCAAGGATCCGGCAGAGGTATTCGAGCAGACCGAATCCCGCACGTGCAAAGGCTGCATGTGGGAGAAGTCCGCCAAGCTTCTCGGCAAGGTGCACACCGTCTGCACCAAGCTGTTGCCTGGTGGAAAGCGACGGGAGCACGGCAAGCGGTGCAGTAACTACGACGATGGAGAGGGCTGAGTGGACGACAAAGAACTGCACGAGAAATGCCTGGAGTGGGCCCACTGGTGCCACACTAGGAAGTACTTTGCGCCCCCTGTGCCACAGAACATCCTGGCGCAGTTCCAGGCGAAGAAGCGTGCAACCAAGGAGCCGGATGGTCCCCTGAGCGCTGACCTGGCATTCCTGAATATGGCCATTCATGGTCTGCACGACCAATTCCCCGAGGAAGGCATCTGCTTCAACCTGTATTACTTCTACCAGTTCAGGCCAGTCAAGGCGATCTGGCGCGCTCTCGATATTGGGGAGCGCACTTTCTATGACCGCCTCCATCGTTTCGCACGTCGAGCGCTCAAGTTGAGCAAGACGATCAAGCAGATCCACACCGCAAACATTGCGGATATATCCGCAGAAAATAACTCCGCAGTGTTTTGAAGTTTTTGCTATGGTTTGTGCAACGCTGAGACTGGTATCGGAAGATCGCCAGGCAGCGTTGAAAGGGACTTCTTTCCCCTCAAATTTCTGCGGTATAGCGCAGCTGGCAGCGCGACGGGCTCATAACCCGTAGGTCTCTGGTTCGAATCCAGATGCCGCAACCATCCATTGGCGAGTAGCTCAGTCGGTAGAGCGGCGCACTGTTAATGCGCATGTCGTAGGTTCGAGACCTACCCCGCCAGCCAGATGTCTCCACTGCTGGGTACCCCAGCCTTTGACGCCCCGCCGGCTCACCCCGGTGGGGCGTTTCATTTTTAGGTGCATACCCATGGCAAAGACCAAATCCAGTGCTCCCGCCGTTGCGGCGATGGGCCAATCCTCTGACGAGGAACGCAAGTGGCGCGCTCGCTCCGACATGCGCACGCTGACTGAAGCCGAAGAGATCAAGCGCGACAAGAGCCGTCACGACGCAGCTCAGAAGATGGCTTGCGAAGAGCTCGAAAAGATGCAGGCCATCGCGAAATCGGCTCCGAAGGACACCACTGAGCCCACAAAGAAGTCCGGTGGCCGCGAGACCATGGACAGCTTCGTGGCCCGCCGGGAAGGCAAGAAGAAGTAATCCACGTGTGTGCCAGAGCCCTGGAGAACCATAATGCGTCAGGAAATCGAAGACAAGATCGGCGCCCTCGAGGCGCAGAAGCAGCAGATCGAAACCGACCTGGCTGCCGAGAAGCAGAAGCTGCAGACGATGCTGGACACCGTTCCGGCCGAGTTCCATTCCATGACGGCTGAGGTCTTCCAGAAGATCAAGGCCTTCTTCGAGGGGCTGTGATGGCCAAGCTTGACGCGAAAGAGCGCAACGCTCTGCCTAAGAATGATTTCGGCTTGCCGGCTGAGCGCAAGTATCCGATGGAAGACAAGAATCACGCCCGGAATGCCAAGACCCGCGCCAGCGAGGAAGAGCACAAGGGTGTGATCTCCAAGAGCACGGAAGAGAAGATCGACAAGAAGGCCGATCGCGTGCTCGACAAGGGCAAGAAGAAGGAATCCATGGAGGAGTTTGCGGATCGCCGCAACAAGGAAGAGAAGGCCAAGCGCCGCTGATGGCTGGTAAGCCAACGTACATCGCCGAACTAATACGTGAGGCAAAAGCTGCAGGAAGGACGCGATATTTCACCGGCAAGCCATGCCGGAACGGTCATGTCGCTGAGCGTTTGGTTTCTACTCGCGATTGCGTGCAATGCAGCTTAGAGCGAACGCTATCTCACCGCAAAGCGCACCCGGAACATCGGAAGCAGAGCGATGCTCAATATCGAGAACGTCATCGCGAGCGAGTGAACGCAGCAAGCATTAGCTACTACTGGCGCAATGCGGAACGGCTTCGGCCTGTGTTGGCGCAGTGGGCGAAGAAGAATCCGGAACGTGCAAAAGCAGCGCAGATTGTCTGGAAGGCGGCAAATTTCGCTAAACGCAATGCTCATGAAGCGAAACGACGCGCTCGAAAGCTTCAGGCTACCCCAAAGTGGGCCAACACCGAAAGGATAGAGGCGTTCTACCGGACAGCGGACGCTCTGAACATGCTGACTGGTGATTGGCACCACGTAGACCACGTTGTGCCACTCCAGGGAAAGACTGTCTGTGGTCTCCACAACGAGTTCAATCTCCAAATTCTCTCCGGAGCGGAGAACCGCAGCAAAAGTAATCGTTTCTGGCCGGACATGCCGTGAGAGCGGCTGCGGCGCTTGTTTCGTCAACGCCGATCTTCGGCATTCCTTAAGAGAAATCAAATGGGTATCTACGACGGCAATTCCAACATGCCGAAGGCAGCGTTCCCGCTGACCGGCAATGAACAACTCCCGGCAAGCACGGGGCTGGCAAATGGCCTCAAGCCCCAAGACGAAACCATTTCACCCATCCAATTGTCGGTCTTCGGCACGCCGGCTGTGGCACTCACCGATGGCGCCAACATCGCAATCGATGCGTCGCAGTCCAAGCTGTACACCGTGACACTCGCCGGCAACCGCACGCTGTCCAACCCGACCAACCTGCAGGCCGGTCAGCGCTGGGACATCATCGTTACCCAGGACGGTACCGGCAACCGCACCTTGGCCTATGGCGCCGCCTATAAGAAGGTGGGCGGCGCTGTCACGCTGTCGACGGCGGCTGGTGCTATCGACATCCTGCACTGCTGGACCGATGGCACGACCGTCTACGTCACCATCGACAAGGCGTTCACATAAGCGCAGCGGAGCCCCAGCCGGCGGTGGGCTAAAAACACCGGCAGGTCGCCACGAAGTGTTAGCCGCTTCCTCCACCTGCAGGCTCGGCAGGGCTCCGGCGGATACGGGGGCGACCAATCTCGTTTGATTGTTCGCTTTCCGCGTGAGCCAAAAAATCAAAATCACCCCGGAGAAATCAAAACATGGCGTCTGGTGGCGCGCGTAAAGGCGCTGGCCGCAAACCTGGAGCCAAGACAGTCAAGACTCGCGCGGCAGCGGAGCGCATTTTGAAAAGCGCGAAGGTCACGCCGCTTGATGTGATGGTCGGCACGATGCAGGAACTTTGGCAGCAGGCTGAAGAAGCCAAGCGCGCGCAGCAGACCAAGGTGGCGATTCCTGCTGAGGGCGGCGGTGAGAAGGTCGTGTCGCTCCACGAGCTGCGCATGCTGGCCGTCGAGGTGGCGAGCAAGGCCGCGCCGTATCTGCATCCTCGCCTGGCGAGTGTCCAGGCAGAGGTTGCTGGAAAGGGCGGCGGACCGTTGGAGCACAATGTTACTCACGGACTATCTCGGTCGACTCAAGAGTTTCTTGCAGACATTACCTCCCCAGGAAGTAGTGCCGACAGCAAGACAGCTGTGCCGGACTGACCTGTTCTTTCTGCTGCGCTTCGCTCTGGGGCGCAAGGACATCGAGCGGCAATGGCTGTTCGATAGGTGCCGTGAGGTGCAGGCAGCCCCGAACGGGTATCTGGATCTCTGGGCGCGCGAGCACTACAAGTCCACGATCATTACGTATGCGAAGTCCATCCAGGACATTCTCGCCAGCCACGGCGAGGATCCTCTGCCGATGTGGAACGGCCGTGAAGCGACGATCGGCATCTTCAGCCACACGCGGCCGATCGCCAAAGGCTTCCTGCGTCAGATCAAATACGAGTTCGAGCGGAATCAGCTGCTGAAAGACTGGTTCCCGGACATCCTCTGGCAATACCCCCAGAAGTCAGCCCCAAAGTGGTCGGAAGACGATGGGATTGTCGTCAAACGCAAAGGCAACCCTAAAGAAGCAACGGTCGAGGCCTGGGGCGTTGTTGACGGCCAGCCAATCGGCAAGCACTTCTTGGTGCTGGACTACGACGACATCGTCGTGCCGGCCAGCGTTACCACGCCGGACATGATCCAGAAGACTACAGCATCTCTGGAGCTGAGCTATGCGCTCGGCACTGAAGGTGGCGTCCGGCGGTTCGCTGGCACGCGCTATCACTTCAATGACACGTATCGCGTGGTGCTTGAGCGCGGGACTGCGATCCCACGAATCTATACCGCGACTGACAACGGCCAGATCGATGGCAAACCGGTTCTGCTCGCCCGTGAAGCGCTGGCGCAGAAGCGTCGCGACATGGGCCCCTATACCTTCTCCTGCCAGATGATGCAAAACCCCAAGGCGGACGAGACGCAAGGGCTGCAGGAGGTCTGGCTGCGCTACTACGACGGCACGCTGACCGGCTCACGGATGAACAAGTACATCCTGGTCGATCCGGCCAACGGAAAGCGCAAGTCGAACGACTACACGTCGATCTGGGTGCTTGGCGCCGGCGAAGACCAAAACCTGTACGCGCTGGACATCGTGCGAGACCGCCTGAACCTCACGCAGCGCTGCCGCAAGGTGCTGGAGCTTCACCGTAAGTGGAGGCCACTGCAAGTGCGGTACGAGCACTACGGCATGCAGGCGGACATTCAGGCGCTGCAAATGATGCAGGCGACTGAGGAATACCGCTTTGAGGTAATCGACGTGGGCGGCACTGAGGTGCCGAAGAACGACCGCATCAAGCGGCTGATCCCAACGCTAGAGCAGGGCAAGTTCTACCTGCCGCGTACGTATCACTACACGAACTACGAAGGCGAGGTACGAGATCTCGTCAAAGACTTCCTCGAGCAGGAATACAAGGCGTTTCCGGTACCGGTGCACGACGACATGCTCGATTGCCTGGCGCGCAGTCATGAGCCCGAACTGCCGCTGGTGTTCCCCAAGGAAAAGCAACCTGATAGTACGCCGAAGCGCGCCCCGAGCGGCGCTCCAGGCGGCTGGATGAGGTAACGATGACCACCCAAGTCGAAGAACGCATCCGCCAGCGCGCGATCGAGCGCGAGGCGGTGGAAGCATTGCGCCGCGAGTGCCGCGATCAGGATGAAGTCAATGCTTTGCTGTGGGCGATGGTGAAGAGCCTGCGTGAAGCGAAGAGCGAGACAGCCGTCCAATAATGGCCGAAGACCAGCAAGAACAGAAGCTCTCGCCTGACGAGCAGATCATTCAGGAGGCGCGCGATCGCTTCCAAGCTTGCGAAGAGTGGGAATCTGACTTCTGGAAGCTGTTCATCGACGACGTCAAGTTCGCCAATGGGGATGCCGACAACGGCTATCAATGGCCAGACTCGATCCGCAAGAACCGTGAAATCGATGATCGGCCGTGCCTGACGATCAACAAGACCAAGCAGCACTGCCTGCAGGTCATCAACGACGGGCGTCAGCACGCCCCCCAGATCAAGGTGCATCCGATCGACTCGGGCGCGACTGCTGAGGCTGCAAAGCTGCTGGACGGCCTGGTGCGCCACGTCGAATATCGGTCAAATGCCCAGGCGGCATACAACACGGCCCAGGAGTTCGCCGTGTTCGGTGGCATCGGCTATTGGCGCGTGGTCACCGACTACGCCAACGACGACACCTTCGACCAAGAGATCTTCATCCAGCGCGTCAAGGACCCGAAAACGGTTCGGCTGGACCCGGATATCAAGGAAATCGACGGCTCGGACGCGATGTTCGGCTTCGTGTTCGTGGATTTCGACAAGAAGGAATTCCGCCGAAAGTACGGCAAAAAGGCATCGGAAGAGGCTGATTTCCCGCTCGGCAAGGGCGACACCTGGCTCGCCAAGAACCATATCCGCGTCGCCGAGTACTTCCGCAAGGTGCCGAAGACCGAGAAGATCGCTGCGCTTCCAGATTCGGTCATGCAAGGGCTGCCGGGCTTGAAGAGCAACATCATCAAGCAGAGCGATGTTCCCGACGATCTCTGGAAGGTGCTTTCCGATCATCCCGATGTCAAGATGCGCGACGTGGAGAAGTGGAACGTCGAATGGTTCCTGATCGCCGGCAACAAGATCAAGGATCGCCGGCCGTGGCCAGGCAAGTACATCCCGATCGTGCGCTGCGTGGGCGAGGAAGTCATCATTGACGGCCAGCTCGAGCGCAAGGGGCATGTCCGCTCGCTGAAGGATCCGCAGCGGATGTACAACTACTGGTCGAGCTCGGCCACCGAACACGTCGCCCTGCAGACCAAAATCCCGTACGTCGCCCCGGCCCGGGCCATCGAAGGCTACGAGGGCTACTGGAAGAACGCGAACAACGAGAACACCTCTTATCTGCCGTTCAACGATATCGACGAACAGGGTCGCCCGATTGAACGCCCGCAGCGCGAGCAGGCGCCTGTGATGGCCGAGGCCTACGTCAAGGGCATGCAGATCACGGCGGGCGAGATGATGATGGTGTCTGGCCAGTACCAAGCTGTGATGGGTCAGCCCTCGAATGAGACGTCAGGCGTAGCGATCAACGCGCGCCAGCGACAAGGCGACAACGCGACCTATCACTTCATCGACCACCAGGCGCTGGCCGTGCGCTACACGGGCCGGATCATTGTCGACCTGTTTCCCAAGGTGTACGACACGCCGCGGGTGATGCGTATCCTCGGTGAGGATGGCGTCGAGGACTTCATCCACCTCGACCCGAATGCAAAACAGGCGGTTGAGCAGCGCAAAGAGGCGATGACCAATGAGGTGCGCCAGATCCTGAATCCGAGCATCGGTAACTACGATGTGGTGGTCGACGTGGGGCCGGCTTATGCGACTCGCCGCCAAGAAGCCTTTGCCGCGATGTCGCAGATCATGGCCCAGAACCAGGATCTGATGTCCAAGGCTGGCGACCTGCTGTTCAAGGCAGCCGACTTCCCGCACGCCGAAGATATTGCTGAGCGCCTGAGCCGAGCGATTCCTCCGGCTCTGAAGGGTGAAGGCCCCGATCCGCAGCTGCAGCAGGCCCAACAGCAAATGCAGCAGATGCAGAAGGCCATGCAAGGTATGGCAGACATGATCGAGAAGCTCAAAAACGAGCGGGGCTCGAACATGATCAAGGCCAATGCCGATGTGTACCGCGCCGAAACTGAGCGTGCACAGATGATTCACGACGCGTCGATGGATCAGCAGAAACTGGTGCATGACATCGCGCTCGCCGTGACGCAGATGATGCAGACGCAACAAGGGAGTGCTCTATCTGGTGCGCCGCTAGCGAACCAGGCAGCAGGACCACCAAATCAACCAGAAGCACCACCGCAGGCCGCCTAGAGCGGCCTTCTTTTTTACCCATTCAACCGCCTGCGAGGCGGTTTTTTCGTTTCTGAAGAAGGAAAACCGCCATGTCCTATACCGGTGTCGCGCGCGACGACCTTACCCTTGCCAGCCTCACCGTGACTGGCCTGGTGCTTGACTCATACCAATCCGGTATCACGGCCGGCACCACGCGTACGCAGGCCGGCGCAACGGCGCTGACGGCCCAAATGTGCCGCGTTGATACGGCCACGGCTCCGGCGGCTGGCGCGATCCTCGGCGACGGCGTGATGCTGTTGGCAGCGCAGAAGGGGCTTAAGCAGGAGGTCGTGAACAATACGGCCTATCCGATCCAGGTCTATGGCAATACTGCCGACAATGCGACGATCAATGGCGTTGCCGGTGCCACTGGCGTGACGCTTCCGCCTGGTGACTGCGCTGACTTCGAATGCATGCAAGCCGGACAATGGCAGTTTGAAGCCGGCGTTGGCGCTTCTGGCCAATTTCCGGTCGAGCTATCACAGGAGAGCATCACTGCCGTCAGCCCGGCGGCGCAGGCGACTGCAACTCCGCTGCTGGGCCGCATCAACCACGTCACCAACGTCAACGCGGCTGGCGCTGCCGTAGCCCTGCAGGCTGCCAAGTACGGCATCGAGCAAGCGGTTGAGAACAGCACCGCCAATCCGCTGACGGTGTATCCCATCAACGGCGGCACCGATGCCATCAACGGCCAAGCGGCCAATACTCCGGTCATCATCCCGGCCTTTACCACAGCGCTATTCCGCGCCGCCTCGGCTGGGGTGTGGCAATCCGACCCGTTCTTCAACGGCATAGGCGCAATCCCCTCCACGGGCGGCGTGCAGCCGGGCTCGGCGGCTTCTGGTGTAGCCCGCAGCGGTGGCAACCTTTCCGTGCAGGTCAGCTCGGCCGGCCAAGGCAACGGCGCGGATACCACCGACGACGTGTTGTTCACCTACGCGCTGCCAGCGAGTGCTCTGGACGTTGCTGGGCGCCAGATCAGCATCATGGCTGCCGGCAAGCTTGGCAGCACCGCCAACAACAAGCGCATCAAGGTCTGGTGGGGCACTACCACCCAAACCGTTGGTGCAGCGGTCGCAGGTGGCACATTGATCTGCGACTCGGGTGTGATGACGCAAAACGGCGGTGGCTGGCAGGCCAGTGTGCAGGTCGAGAAGTACGGCGCCAACGGCTCGAACACGCAGATTTCCAACGGTGCGCAGGTCATTGGCTCGACCCACCTGGGCGTGCAAGTTCCTGCACTGCTGACTGCGGTCGAGAACGGTGTGATCAACATCACGGTAACCGGCTCCAGCCCGACCACGGGGGCGGCCAACGACGTAGTGGGCCAAGTGTTCGATGTGGCGTTCAACAACTAAGACGCTCTTTTCCCTTCATTCCAAGACCCCGCTTCGGCGGGGTTTTGCGTTTCTGGGCCGCTTTCGAGCGGCCTTTTGTTTGGCCGTAGCGGTGCGGTTCTCACCGTGTAAATCCTCTTGGAGCAATCCATGGCCGACGTACCGGCAGCAGAAGCACAAACCGTGATCCCGACGGGTGAGCAATCGACTCAACAGCAGTCGACGGCAGGCGAACTGGAGCATCAGCCAGGTAATCAGGACAGCTCGGCAACTGGCGCTGAGCAGCACTCCCAACAGCAGCAAGTCGACCCGGAATCGCAGCATCAAGGCGAGCAGGGCAAGGGGGATTCCAAGCGTACCCCTTGGTACCAGCACCGGATCAACGAACTGACGCGGGAGCGGAAGGAAGCAGCAGAACGCGAGACACGTGAACGCGAAGGCCGCGAGCGCGCTGAGCGAGAACTGGCAGCACTGCGCCAGGGATCGCAAGGCACTCAAGACCAGCAGTCGTACACCCCCGCGCCTCAATCGGCCACGCAACAGCCGGTCGACATGGAGGCTGCCAAACAGGAATGGATGCGTCAGAAGTCGTTCGATGACGCATGCACCGCGATCTACAACGCGGGCGCCAAGGAGTACTCCGACTTTGACTCCGCTCTCAAGCAGATCGGCATGGTCGGCGAAATCCCGCAGCACTTCCTCGAAGCTGCCGTGAATCTCGAAGACGGTCACAAGGTCCTGTACCACCTCGGTCAGAACCCTGAGATCGCCGCCGAGATGCTCTCCCTTCCACCTGTGAAGCTGGCGATCCGCATGGCCTCGCTCAAAGGCCAACTCGATCGCCCCAAGACCCAACCCGTCTCCCAGGCATCCGCGCCCATCAAGCCCATCAGCGGCTCTGGTGCGGCCGACGTCGACCTCTCAAAAGCAAGTCTCGATGACTTCATGGAGCGACGCAACCGGGAGGCACCAGTCAAAAGGTGACCTAGGTGGCAAATACGATCCTCACGATCGACATGATCACGCGCGAAGCACTGCGCCTGTTCAAGAACTCGAATGCGTTCCTCAAGTCGATCGACCGTCAATACGACGAAGACTTCGCCAAGTCCGGCGCAAAGATCGGTTCCGCACTGCGCGTGCGCCTGCCGAACGACTTCACGGTTCGCCGTGGCGCTGCGGCATCGGTGCAAGGCACGAACGAACAGAAGACCTCGCTGGTGATGGCCAACCAGATCGGCGTGGATATTCAGTTCAGCTCGGCCGAGCGCGCCCTGTCGTTGGACGACTACAGCGAACGCATTCTCAAGCCCGCAATCAACGACATCGCAGGTCAGATCGCCGCGGACATCATGGGTGGCATGGACGGCCTGGTGCCGGCCGGTACGCTGTACCCGGACACGCAGCTGCCAGCTTCGAACCTCGTCGGCAAGTTTGACGGTTCGAACAACCTGCTGAACGCGGATCTGAACACCTTCCTGTCGGCCAATGCCCGCCTGAACAAGCTGTCGGCACCTGGCAATCGCAAGATCGTGCTCGACCCGATCACGGAAGCGCGCATGGTCGGCTCGCTGGCTGGCCTGCTGAACCCGTCCAATGAGATCAGCGAGCAGTTCCTGACTGGCCAGATGAAGCGAGGCCTGGGCTTCACGTGGATGATGGACCAGACGGTACTGGCCCACACCACGGGTGCCTACGGCACGCCTCCGACCGTCAGTGGCGCGAACCAGTCGGGCAGCGGCCTGGGTACGATGACGCTCAACGTCTCGGCGCTTAACGGTCCGGTGAACGCGGGCGATGTCTTCACGATTGCCGGCGTGTTCGCGGTGAACCGCGTGACCAAGCAAGCCTACCCGGAACTGCAACAGTTCACGGTGGTGCAAGCTGCGGCTGCCGGCGCAACCTCGCTGTCGATCTACCCGTCGATCAACCCGCCGGTTGGCGGCAACCCGGTGCAGTACCAGACCGTCACCGCATCGCCGGCCAACGGCGCGCAGATCACCTTCCTCACCAACGCCAGCGCCCAGTACCGCATGAACCTGGCTTACGTGCCGGAAGCAATCACGATGGTCACGGCCGACCTCGAACTGCCGAAGGGCGTGCACGAGGCCTATCGCGAAACGTACGACAACACGTCGATGCGCATCGTGACGGCCTACAACGTGCAGACCGACCAGTTCATCACCCGTCTCGACATCCTGTACGGCTTCAAGGCTCTGCGCCCTGAATGGATCGTGCGTGTCGCTGACGCGGTGTAAATCCGGCGTTTTCTCCGTGTGAAAGCGGCCCTTCGGGGCCGCTTTTCATTGGGGCTCATCCATGCATAAGAACAACCTTCTGGAGGACGAGTACGTGTCCGCCTACGTTCCCGCATTTCAACCCCACGAATTCCACGAGTTTCCGAAGTGGAAGCACCACGCCGGGGGCTCATCTCAGATCGTCAACAGCGCCGAGGAAGAGGCCGATCTTGGACCTGACTGGTATGACACCAAACAGCCGGTCGTCGAAGCCGAAGAAAAGGAAGAAAAGGCCATCGAATCCGAACTTGACGCGCTGATTGTCCGCGCTGGTGAGCTCGGTATCACGATTGACAAGCGCTGGGGCATCAAGCGCTTGCGTGAAGAGATCGAGAAGGTGTCCGCGTGATTGTCGGTCTGGATTACGACGGCACATGCACGAAAGCACCAGCGATCTGGGACCGCTTCATCGCTGACTGCACGGAAGCCGGCCATACCGTCGTCTGCATCACGATGCGCACGCCGGACGAAGCAGTCGAGATGCCTTGCGAAGTCATCTACACCGCTCGCAAAGCAAAGATTCCACACCTGAACAGCTTGAGCCGACGCGTCGACATCTGGATCGATGACGCGCCGCATTGGTTGTTTCAGGATGCTCTATAGGAACCGACATGTTCCCCGTCAACACACTGCTTCGCCCCAATGGCAAGACGGTCGCGCTGTCGGTCGCTGCGACCTCGCACGCTGCGGTCACGGTTACCGCAGCCGACAACACCCAGCAGGGCTATGCCGCCCTCCTGAACACCGGCACGACGACGGTCGCCATCACCATGGATCCTTCCTCGGCTCCCGCGGCCGTGCTACCGACTGATGGGTCGCCTACCGGGACGATCATCCTGCCGCCCAGCATGACACAGCCGCTGTACGTACCGACGCCTGGCGCGTCGTTTTCGGTGGCGGCAATTGGCTCAGGGGCAGGCCCTGCCCTGGTCTACATTACCCCGATGGCGGTGTAAGAAATGAGCCAGCAAGTCGGCATCGATGCGAACCGGATCATCCGCCTCGCAGCAAAGGATGCGACCATCCTCGGTGTTGGGCAGACGCTATCCGGGGAAGACCTGCAGGACTGCTTCGACACGCTGAACATGATGCTCGATGAGTGGTCGGAGCAACGGCCATGCGTCTATCAGCTCGCGGATGTGAACTTTGCGTGTGACGGCTCTCAGTCGTACACGGTCGGCCCTGGCGGCAAGATCAACTTGTCGTACGTGCCCATCCGCATCGATTCCGCGATCTTCACGAACAACGGGGTGAACTATCCCCTTCGCGTCGTGCACGCCAAGGAAGACTTTCGGCGGATTGCATTACCAACGTTGACCAGCTTTCCGGAATATATCTTCTTGGACACCGGGTGGCCGCTCGCGAGCATCTCTGTTTGGCCGATCCCGAACAACACATACACAGTCACGATGCAGGTGATGCTGCCCCTGACTGAGTTCGTCTACCTGACTGACGTGGTGAATCTGCGGCCGGTCTATCGCGCGGCGTTGCGCTACAACTTAGCGGAACGAATCGGGCCGATGTTTGGTGTTGAAATTCCCCCGACGGTCTTGCGTCTGGCTGCCAGCACCAAGCGCAGCATGGAGCGCGCGAATATCCAGATCCCGATGCTGCAGATGCCGCGCGATCTGCTCCGTCGTGGCCACTACAACGTGTTTTCCGACCGTCTGACATGACGCGTCTGACGCTTGAAGGGGGCTTTTATCTCGCCCGGAGCCTGATCGCGGATGCGCAGCGCTGCGTGAATCTGATTCCTGAGCGCAACTCTCGTGAATCCGAAGTCAGCACCACGCACTATCCGACGCCAGGCAAGACACTGCTGGCTACGGTGGGAACCGGCCCAATTAGAGGGGCCTATGCCGCAACCAACGGGATCCTTTACGTCGCCAGCGGGAGTTCCCTCTACATGGTCTCGTCGTCGTGGATCACGACGGCGGTATCTGCTCTCACAACATCGTCTGGTCCGGTGTCCATGAAGGACAACGGAACATCCATGATTGTTGCCGATGGCTCGCAAACGGGCGTCAGAGTAAAACTGGCGACCAACATCGCGACGTTCATCACGTCGACCTCAGACGCCAACTGGCGCGGCGCCGATCGAGTGGACTATGCCGATGGCTATTTTGTATGCAACGTCCCTGGAGCGCGACAGTGGTTTATTTCTGACGTGCAGGCGGACACCTTCAGCAACCCTTTGTATTTCGCCTCGAAAGAAGGGAATGCTGACCTGCTGCAGGTCGCACCAGTTGTGCACCGTGAGATCTGGTTGATCGGAACGGACACCACCGAGGTCTACTTCAACACTGGAGACGTCTCGTTTCCGTACCAGCGCATGCCTGGCGTGTTCATCCAGCACGGATGTGCGGCCAAGGGATCAGTCGCAACCTGGGACCTCTCTCTGTTTTGGCTGGGACGTGATCCGCAGGGCCAGTTTGTGGTCTTTCGCGGGGGAAGCTATCAGGCACAGCGCATCTCTACGCACGCGATCGAAGAACAGATCAGCGGCTACGGCACGGTATCAGATGCGATCGGCTATTGCTACCAACAGGAAGGGCACCCGTTTTATGTGCTGACATTCCCCACAGCGGATGCGACGTGGGTTTTCGACATTGGGAACGGCCTTTGGCATGAACGAGCGTCGATGGATGGCGCGGGCATGCTTCACCGCGATATCAGCAATTGCCAAGCGGTTGCCTACGGTGTGAATGTCGTTGGCGACTATCAGAACGGGAATCTATACAAGCTCGATCAGTCGACCTTCACCGACAACGGTAATGCCGTTCCGCGTATCCGCAGTTTCCCGACGCTGGATATCGAAGACAAACGAGTCATCTATGAAAAGCTGACCCTAGATTTCCAGACTGGTATTGGCCAGGCGACTGGCACTTGGCAGAACCCCATGGTGGATGTTCGCTGGTCAGATGACGGCGGCTATACCTGGGGGAACAAGGTACAGGTGCCGGTGGGGGCGATTGGACGATTCAGCACGCGGGCCACTCTCTGGCGCATGGGCATGGGGCGCCGTCGGGTCTATGAGGTGTCTTGGGCTTGGCCGATGGATACCGCTCTCAACGGGGCTTGGCTCGATATTCGGGTCGGGAAAAGCTGATGGCGAGCAATACATTCACGCTTCTGGATATCGCAGTTCCGTTTGTCGATATACATACCGGCCAACTGAATCCAGTATGGTACCGCTTCTTGATGAATCAGTTCGTGCGTGGTGGCGGGGCCGTCGCCCCAACCAACAACGAACTGAGCATTGAGTTACCGGAAGACGCTGGCATTGAAGAACTCAAAGCCTCCCTCTTCGCAGTGGCTGATCGCCTGGATGCGCTCCCAACGGCAGCTTCTGTGGCGGCTCCAGATCAAGATTTCCCACCTATCGCGCAGCCTCCTCTCTTTCCCGATCCAGACACCGGGCCTGAGGCGCGCATCGCTGCACTTGAAGCTGCAGTGGCAGCACTGAGCACACAAATCGCAGAACTTCAGCAAGGAACTTCATTGTGACTGTTACCGCAAAGCCGTTGATTGAGGGAAAGCTCGCTGAGAACGCACAGACCACGCAATACACCGCAACGGGCGTACGCACGATCATTGACAAGTTCACTGGCAACAACTCCAGTGGGGCCCCAGCGACGCTGACGATCAATCTTGTCCCCTCTGCTAGCGCTGCCGGGACAAGCAACCAGGTTGTCAGCAAGACCCTTGCGGCGGGCGAAACCTACACCTTTCCGGAAGTAGTGGGGCATGTGCTTGCTGCTGGCGACTTCATCAGCACGCTGGCCGGCACAGCATCCGCGATCTCGATCCGTTCGTCGGGTCGGGAAATCAACTGATGCCGCATCTAGGTGAGTTGTACAGGTCGACATCTGGGGCAGCTCAATCTGTATCAGTGAGTGCATCACCATTCGTATTCACCGCCACGCGAAGCGGCCAGTTGATTACGACTGGTGGCACCGTGTCTCTCATGGAATACGCGCGCGATGGCTCGTATGTCGGACTGGGGATCACTGCTGGGCCGACATATGTCGCTGCTGGTGACTCCGTGCGCGTGACATACACCGCAGCTCCCACGATGACTTTCATTCCGTCATGACGAGCAAAAGGACGTTCTTGTGAAGCACTTCATGCAATTGGCTGGAGGGGTCGACATTGTTCCGCTGTTGCTGGCGATTCAGCGCCGGCCGGAACTGTGGCAAGTAGACGACTATCTGCGCAAATATCCGCAAGGCCCGTTCGGTGAAGTCGAAACCATCTTCCTTCGGTTTCCCGAGCGGCACACGCTGTCAGACGAGGATGTTGAGCTGTATAAGCAGAACAAGTTGCCTGGCTACGACCAGCACGAGTGCATCGACTACCCGGCGTACAAAACGTTGCACGAAGCGCGCCCGCTGATCATGAATCTGATGACGCGGGTCCAAGGCGAACGCCTCGGTCGCTGCATGATCAATAAGGTCAATCCTGGCGGCGGCATCTATCCGCATGCTGACACCGCAGCTCACGCCGAATACTACACGCGCTTCCATGTCGTCCTGCAGTCTGCGCCTGGCTCCGATTTCCGGTGCGAGGACGAGCACGTAAACATGCGCCCAGGCGAGGTCTGGTGGTTCAACAACAAACTCGAGCATGAGGTGGTCAACAACAGCGCTTTCGCTCGTATTCATCTCATCGTGGACATTCGGACGAGCCGATGATCACTGCACACGTCGAGCCGTTCATGTCCCAAGTGGAAGAGTTGAAGCGCCTACTGGGCACGCACTACGAAGAGCTGGCCCTGAACAGGGACAAGGTCCCCCTCCGACCTCAGTGGCATGTCTATGACGCTCGTGAGCGTGCTGGAGAACTGATCTACGTGACGTTGCGTGAGGCGGGCCAATTGATCGGCTACGTCATCGGGTTCATCGCTCCTGGGCTGCACTATGAGACTTGCCTGACATGCCACATGGACATTCTGTTCGTGCGCCCCGATCGACGGGATGCGAATGCGAAAGGTGTCCTGCTGATGATCGACCGGATGGAAGCGGAACTGAAGCGCCGCGGCGTGCAGCGCTGGTTCATGGGAACAAAGTTGCACAAGGATATTGGCGCGATCTTTCGGCGTCGCAAATTCGAGGCGGTCGAGATGACCTACACCAAGTGGATTGGGAGCTGACATGCTCTACATGAAACGCAAATTGCAAGGCCACACTTTCGAGGTGGCCGCAGCGATCGGGGTTTCTGCCGCGGCTGGTCTTGCCGGCGCTGCAATGTCTTCTGGGGCCGCCAGCGACGCTGCTCAGACTCAGGCTGATGCCGCCAATCGCGCTGCGAATATGCAGAACGCGCAGTGGCAGCAGACGCAAGCCAATCTGCGGCCATACCTGAATCTCGGATCGTCCGCGATCAATCCGCTGCTGCAGGCAATGGGTTATCACGTGAATCCCAATGCAGCGCCGATGCAGACGCGAGATCAGATCTATCAGAACCTATTGCCGCAGTACACGCACACGACTGAAAGTGGCGTAACCATCGATCCCAATTTCAGGACGTGGGGCGGCGCGGATAACGGATGGAGCTATAACCTTGATGCCATCCATCCAGGCGGATCGACGACTACCAACATCGACTATAACGGCCTGAATTCAGCCGTCGACTCTGCAATGCAACGCCAGCAGTCGAACTCGATGGGCAATTGGGAGGTTGACCCGAACAACATCCTGAACCAGACATTCACCGCTCCAACTGCTGAGCAAGCGCGCGCGACTCCTGGCTATCAGTTCACTTTCAACCAAGGGATGCAGGGGATCAATAGCAGCGCTGCCGCCAAAGGTCTTGGGGTGTCCGGTGCGAATATCCGTGGCGCTGCAGACTATGCGACTGGTCTGGCAGATTCAACCTACAACGATGTGTTTAGCCGCGCCCTGAACACGTTCAACACGAACTATGGTTCGGCCGCCAACCGCGTCAATCGCCTTTGGAACCTGGTCAGCAGCGGACAGAACGCGGCCGCGACGAATGGCTCGCTTGGTGCTACGAGTATGAACAGCATAGGCGACACCATGATGAGTGGTGCGAATGCCTCGGCGGCCGGTCGCGTCGGGTCAGCGAATGCGCTTTCCAGTGGGCTCAACGGGGTGGGGAGTAATGCGCTGCTATATGGTTTGACGCAGAACAACGCCACTCAGTCAGGTTCTTGGGGTACCCGATTCAATCCCAATGACACGAGCACCTACTTCAACGATCCCGCTGCCTACGGTTGAATGTCATGCCACTTGATCCCTCGATTCCGCTCAAGCTAGCGACGCCGGAAAATAACCCTCTGCAGACAGCGATGCAGGCTGCTCAGTTCAAGTACATGAACCTGAACAGCAACCAACTGCAGCAATCGATGAACGCGAACCAGGCCGTCTCTCAAGCAATCCAGCGCAACACTGGAGCAGACGGTTCTGTGAATCTCAGTGGTGTTCAGTCAGACCTCGCGCAAGATCCGCGCGCAGCCTACAACCTTCAAGCTGCGACTGGCACGAATCTGCAGCAGCAGGGTTCGCAGATCCAGAATGACACTACGTCGCTAGACCTTAAAAAGCAGCGCCTTGGGATGATCACTCAGCAGATGGGCACGCTGCTGAACAAGCCCGACCTCAACCGTGATGACTTGATCAATGCCGCCACGTCGATGGGCAAGAACTTCGGCCTGCCGCAGAATGTCATCGATCAGTTCGAATCAGGGATTCCGACCGATCAGTCTCAACTCAAGCCGTTCTTGGCCTCCAAGATCGCGACTATCCAAGACGCCGGCGCGCAACTGGAATCCATGACCCCTGGCGGTGGTTCAGTTGATACCGGCCCTAACGTGGCGATCACCAATACCCGTTTGGCCAGCGGCGCACCGATCGGTAGCCCGGTGGCCGTCTACAACAAGGGGTTGACGCCGGAAGGCGCCTCGACACCCACTCAGGTCGGCATTAACCAGCAGGGCGCGCCGCTGTACGGAACGCGCGGTCAGTTCGTCGATCAGGCAAATAAGACGGGGGGCGTGCAAACCGGTCTTTCGCCTTACAACCAGGCCTCTCAGCAGACTGCAGCGCAGTACGAGCAGGGGCTGAATACGCGCGTCACGGCGGCCCAGAACTCCTCGCACTACCTCAGCGAGGCCCAGGATCTGCTCGATAGCGTGCGTACGGGTGGGGGAGGCGTTGCCCGTGCGGATCTCGCCCGACGTGCTCAGGCGATTCCAGGCATGCCGCAATCGGTGGTGGATGCGATCGCGGGCGGCAATCTTGGAAATACGCAGGTCCTGCAGAAAGTACTGCTGCAGAATGCCATCCAGCAGATGCAGGCTAACTTTAATGGTACCGGTGCTGTCGCCAACGTCGAACAGTTCCTGAAGAACAACCCGAACCTGGAAAACGATCCGCGCGCTATTCCGAAGCTGTTCGACTTCATCGGCGGCATGAACACCAACCTTGGACGCGAGCAGCAGGCCTATCGGGACTTCGTGAATAAGGGCAACAACCCTGCAGACTTCAACGCCGCATGGAACGCCAGCCCGACGATGCGGGCCTTTACGGGCCAGATCAAACCGGTCAAAACCGGCACCTATAACGGCCGTAAGGTCGTGCAGTACTCTGACGGTTCTGTCGACTACCAATGAGCGACATCAAGAAGTTCATCCAGGACAACCTGGCAGCAGCTCAGGCTGTATCAGACAAGATCGGCGTTGATCCGTCCGTCATTCTTGGCCAGTGGGGTCTGGAGACTGGCTGGGGCAAGTCTGTCGTGCCTGGGACGAACAACTTGGGGAACATCAAGGGCCCAGGCGTTGCCGCCACTGACAACGTCACGGGTTCTACCGATCAGTACCGCGCATACCAGAATCCACAGCAGTTCAGCTCCGACTTCTCGAACCTCATTGCGAACAAGTTTCCCGGTGCGGTCGGCGCTGGTCCTGATGCCGGCGCTTATGCGAAAGCGCTGAAGCCGGGACAGAAGGGCGGCTACGCCGAAGATACCAACTACGGCAGCAAGCTCGCCGACGCAACCCAGAGTGTTCGGGAAGCGCGCGGCATCGATATCGATCCGTCGAAGATCTCTTGGGACAACGGTCCAAATGCCAAGACGGTGCCGTCCATTTCCTCTGGTATCGATCCATCGAAGGTGCGATGGGATGCGACCCCGTCGACGGCACCAGATCAGATAGAGCGCCACGCCGGCGCGGCCGCTTCCCAGCCATCAGCCAACCCAGCTCAGCCGCAGCCCTCCCTAGTAGACAGTGCCATGGCCGTTCCGGCCGGCATCTACCGGGGCTTTCAGGGTGTCACGGATTCTGGCGTACAGGGTGCCGCATGGTTGCTCGACAAGCTAGCCGGAACGAACTACAAGCCAAGCATTGATGCGATCGTCAACCAGCACAACGCTGACTTCAATGCGAAGTATGGCGGAGAGAATGTCGCCAGCCGTGTCGCCCAGAACTCCAATGTCGCAGGCAGCTTGGCTGCTACTGCGCCGCTTTTATCCCTCAAGGCGGTCCAGGGCACAAACACACTGGCAAACGCGATCAACGGTGCAATCCAAGGCGGTCTAGCCGGTGCTGCGACCTCAAGCCAGAGTGATGCTCCTCTGGTCAATCAAGTAGCTTCAGGTGCAGCGCTGGGGGGTGTCGGGAACGTGTTGTTACCCAAGATCGGACGTGTTGCATCGGATGCAATTGATGCGATCGGCAATGGAGTGAACTCTCTGGCCGAAAAGCTGGGTTACGTGCGCGCCAATCCGAATCCGTTTCCCGGAGGCGTTCCTTTTGGCAACGCTTCAACTCAGGGCGCCGCTGCGGTCAGTGCTGCTGATAAGCCGAAATATGTCCCAAATGGCGATGGCACGTTCCGCCAAGTCAGCCCCGCAGCAACCTCGGCTGCAACCTCGAGCACTTCGCAAGGAACGGCCCAGGCGCCGGTCACCGTTCCCAAGTTCGAGGCTCCGGACATTCCCAAGCCGAAGACGAGTCTTTCTGTTCTTGAACAGCAGGCAAACATCGACACGATGCGCGAACTGGGCCTCACGAGCCAACGGCAAAGCGCGATTACTGGCGACAAGTTCACAGCCGGCCAAGAATTCCAGCACGCGAAGTTGGATAGCCCCATGGGCGAGGCTATGCGAGAGCAATTGGCTAACGAGCAAGGCGCGCTCAAGAAATATGCAAGCCAGATCGTTTCTGATACTGGCGCGACTTCCACGTCACCAGAGGGGATTGGGCAAAACGTACGGGCACCTCTACAGGCTCTGTCGGAGCACTACGACAACCGTGTGCGTGGTCTGTATCAAGCGGCCGATCAGCGCGCACAAGGCGCTGCAGACGTCAATCCAGCGGGCTTCGGAAAGCTCATGGATACGGATTCCGTGTTTGCTGGCAAGGCTGAGAACACAGCCCTACGCCGCGGCATTCGCGCCTACATGAAAGAGCAGGGCATTGTCGGGGACGATGGCAACATCCAGCCGATTTCGGCGCAGCAAGCCGAGGGAATGCGCCAATACCTAAACAGCCAATGGTCCCCCCAGAACTCTGGTTTGATCGGCAAAATCAAGGAATCGCTAGACATGGACGTGGCCAAGGCTGGCGGCGACGATATCTATGCCCAAGCCCGCGCTTTGCATGCTGAACGCAAGAATACGCTCGATAACCCAAAAGGTATCTCCTCTCTAATCAGCGAATCGGGCCCAGATGGCATTAATAAGGCAGTGCCGGACGAGAAGATCGGCGCGAAGCTGACGAGCATGCCGACGGCTCAGTTTTCGCATGTCATCGATACGCTTAGGAATCTACCGGACGAGCTGCAGCCGCAAGGGCAACAAGCGCTCGCCGAGATCAAGGGTCAGTTGGCACGGCAGATCTACGCCGCTGGTGACCGCGGGGGTACACAAAACGGGCCGTCCATGTGGAATGCGTCGAACGTGACCCGCGAGCTCAACAACCAGGCGTCGAAGATGGCGCTAGTGTTCAGCCCCGAGGAAATCTCGAAGTTCGAGACCTTGAACCGCGGCGGCCACATCCTACAAACACCTTCCGCATATCCTGGGGCTGCCGTTCAAGGCCACAACATCTTGCAGCGCGGGATGATTTGGGCTCCTGCCGCAATTGGTTCAGGTCTTGGCGGGGCGATTGGTCATGCGATTGGCGGCTATCCAGGCATGGTTGCGGGAACGGCGGCCGGTTCAACCTTTGGTTCTTCTGCAGCCACGAAGATGGCCACGAGGATTGATGCAGCCAATGCAAACAAGCTGCGCGCACTAATGGGCAACCCGAAACCGGTCACGAAGTGATGGCGCTCACGATGAGCGCCCAGATCATCATTTTTCCGAATTTTGGGTATTTCTTTTTGCGGGCCTCGAGGACTGCAAGGCCTTCGCGCAGCTTTTCTTCATCAACATCGAAAGCCTGAGACTTGGGCGGTTCCGGAATCGGGTCCGCGGGGCATCCGGCGGCAATCCAAGCATCGTATGCAAGCCGCCTATCAGGGTCGGAGAGTTCCTCGTACGCCTGGTTGAGCAACGTCATGATTTGCGGGGCATCCGGATGTTCGTTGCGGTCCGGATGCCATTTCTGCGACAGCGCTTTGTATGCCGCTCTGATGACCTCCGGAGACGCGTCGCGCGTCACCATCAGGACCTCGTAATAACTGCAGTCCATTGAACCCTCCAACCCCGCCAAGTGCGGGGTTTTCTCATTTTAGGCTACCTCCGGGTGGCCTTTTTGTTTTGAGGCCCCATGCCACAACTTCTGCCGAACGGTAAGCAGACATTCTTCTATCAGAATGGCTCACCACTTGCGAACGGATCTGTGGCGTTCTATCTGCCCAACACGACGACGCCCGCGACGACATGGGCAGATCCTGGGAGTCAGACGCCGAATCCCAATCCGGTCCCGTTGGACGCGAATGGTCAAGCCATCATCTACGGAAACGGCGCCTACCGACAAATCGTCAAAGACGCCAATGGCGTCACGATCTGGGACCAGCAGACAGCAGCGGCGGCTGGCTATGCGGATCTGAGCGCCAATGGCGCGACGAATCCCGGTGCTTCTTTGGTTGGCTTTGATGGGGGAACCCTCGCAACCAGCCTGTTGAGCAAGATAAACCGCATAGTTGACTCTATCTCGGCGCTGCGGGGTCTGAGCAAGGCAACCTACAACAGGGCCTTTGTCACTGGCTATTACGCCGCTCACGATGGCGGCGGCGGTGCATACCAGTACGACCCGAACGACACGACGAGCACGGACAACGGCGGCACGATCATCGTCGCGAGCGATGGGGGCCGATGGAAGCTCCAATATACCGGGCCGATTTCGCTGAAGCAGTTCGGCTGCAAGATTGACGGTGCGACGGATGACACGACGGCAATCCAGGCGGCCGTTACTGCACTGGCTAGCGGTGATCTTTACCACCCTGGCGGCACGTGTGTCATCTCCAGCATCAACATCACCACCGCGCTCAAGCTCATCGGCGCCGGTCCCAAGTCGTCCATCATCAAGACCAATAGCGCGACGCTTGATGTCCTGAATTGCACGGGCGTAGGCATCGTCATCGAAAAGATTGGCTTCGATACTTCAGTGACGCGCACGGCCGGGGCCTTCGTGCGGTTCCAGTCGGCATGCAGTCAAGTGACATTGCGCGACTTCGCAATGTCGAATTACTTCGTCGGGATTCGGGATACTTCGGCCGCAGCGAGCCGCATTCAAGACGGCTATATGTTCGGGCCAGCGACCGCGCCAGGCGCCGGGTCGGCCGGCATTCTGGTGGATGGTGGCAATGACACCTACATCAACCAGGTCACGATGGATGCTCCGGCGGCTCAGCAGCCGGCGGCCGGCATTCAAGTAACGCAGACGGGCGCGCTGAACATCACCGACTGCGACATCATCCACCACACCGCCGATCTGCTCATCAACCCAGGCAACGGACAAAGCGTCGCGTCAGTGTACGCGGTCAATAGCTACTTTGATACGGCAGTGCGCGGCGTGTCGATCGCGCCGACCGGAAACGGCGTCGTCATCCGTCTGCACTTCATAGGATGCTGGACATCGAGCCATACCGACTCCGGTTTCTTCGTGCAATCGTCCTCGACAGGCGCGCTAGATGGCATCGAGATCACCAATCACCATGCCATTTTATGCGCGGCCAATGGCATGTTGTTCAATAACGGCACGACCAACCCGAGCGGCATCACCATCCTCGGTGGCGATTTTGCCGGCAACGGTCAGAATGGCATCGCATTTGGCGCGGGAGTATTGAATTTCAGCGTTATCGGCGCGCACAGCGGTGCATACGCCGGACAGGCGGGCAATGGTCAATGGGGCATCCTGATTGCGGCGGGCGCCTCGAATCAGTACGTCATCCAAGGCTGTCATCTACTCGGAAACACGAGCGGCACCATCTCGGACGGCGGTACGGGAAGCACGAAGTTCATCGAGAACAACATCGGTGTGACTGGCGTTCAGACGGTTCCGACAGTGGGCGCTTCCCCCTGGACGTACACGAATTCTACTGCGCGCCACCAGACGGCCTATATCAACGGGGGCACCGTCTCAATCGTCGCGGTGAATGGCTCAAACATCTTCACGCAGACGAACTGCACCGCGCGCATCCCTCCTGGCCAGAGCATGACCATCACCTATTCCAGCGCCCCCGGCGTTGGCATCACCACTGACGCATAAGGATAACCATGGAAAACGCAATTTACTGGAAAGGCGTGCAGGTCGGCATTGAAGTCTCCGGCCGCTTCTTGTGGTTCCCTTCAGCACCACAAGAAGCAATCTCGGCTTATTCGTAACACATGGTGATTTGGGGGTTTCATGCAAAACAACTGGGCAGTCAAAAACGTGCCTCCTGTCATGGTCGACCTATGGCTTTGGCTGTCAAACCATGAACTCGTTTGGTTTGTTGCCGCCCTGAACATAGCCTGGATTTGCTCTCAACTTTGGTGGGGATGGGGAAAGTATCTTCGGGAGAAGAAAGGTGAGTAGCTTTGATGATGCTTTTGACGCCCTAATTGGGAATGAGGGCGGCTACAGCAACAACCCGGCTGACCCGGGAGGGGAAACAATGTGGGGCATCACCGCCCGCGTAGCCCGCGCAAGTGGCTATACCGGCCCGATGCGAGAACTGCCCCAAGTAACGGCAAAAGCCATTGCCAAGAAGCTCTATTGGGATCCGTTGCATCTCGATGAATTAGATCCGCGTGTGGCGTTTCAGATCTTCGATGCCAACTACAACGGTGGTCATCCGGTGATCTGGATGCAAGGCGCGTCCGGCGCCAAGGTCGACGGTCTGCTCGGACCGCAGACAATCGCCGCAGTGCAAGCGACCGATCCCCTACGTTTCATGATGCGCTGGAACTCGATCCGCCTGCGTTACTTCACGGCCATCAAGACGTGGCTCACCTTCGGGCGAGGCTGGGCAATCCGCATCGCCAACAACCTTTGGAAAGGAGCTGCGTGATGCTTCCAATCGCTCTCGCACTGGCGCAGTTCGCGCCGATGATCGCCGGCTGGCTTGGCGGCCAGAAGGCCGAAGAAGTTGCTGGCAAAGTGGTCGGCATTGCCCAACAGGTAACAGGACAGTCGTCACCCGACGCCACGGTGGCCGCACTGGCGGCAGATCCGAATCTAGCGTTTCAGTTCCAAAAGGCGGTGCTAGATCAGCAGGCGCATCTGGCAGAGATCGCCGCTGACGTGACCAAGGCAGAACTGGCCACCGACACGGCACAGGTGCAAGCGGTCAATACCACGATGCAGGCTGAGGTTGCCAATTCTGCCAATGAATCGTGGTATCAGAAGGGCTGGCGCCCGTTCAACGGCTTTGTGGTAGGGCTCGGGTCATTCGTGGCAGTGTGCTTTGTCTGCTATCTGTTCTACGTCGCCATCATCCAAAAGGATCTGGCGGCACTCAACATGGTGCCGCAACTCGCCACAGCCATTGCCATGATCCTAGCGGTGCCCGGTGCAGCGGTGGGTATCACTGCATGGCACCGCGGTGTACTTCAGCGCATGCAGATCCAGGGGGACGGGAAAAGCGGGACAACGCAATGAATGCCATCGCCTTCCTTAAGCGCTATTTGTGGAACTGGCTACGATGGGGAGATGAGGGACTCAACGTGTTCTGGGGTGGCGATGCAAACGAGATGTTGTCGTCGCGTGCAGGTAAGGCGCAGAAGAAAGGAGCACGGTGGGCCTGTATGCTTTGCCGAGTCATCGACTGGGTTATCGGAATATTCGGTCGACCACCTGGTCATTGCGCGCGGTCGATTAATCCAGACGATGGGGCGAATGCGACGGTTCCCGATTAATCAGCCGTGCGCCGATAGTGGCGCGTTGCCCATCGGGCTGATAGAAATGATTGCCGCCCTCTCTCCGGAGCAGAATCTGGCCCAGTCGCTCATCATCTTTCGGCGGCGCTCCAGCATGTCACCACGGCGGTAAGCCGCCTCGCTCTCGTTCTGGATGGCGTGGGCTAGGGCCTTTTCGGCAAGCGAGTCGGCATATTCGGTGCATTCTGCCACCCAGTCCCGGAAGGTCGAGCGGAATCCGTGCACGGTGATGTGGCCATATCCCATGCGCTCGAGCACCTTCAGCATGGCCATGTTCGAATACGGCTTCCCTTTCTTACGGCCCGGGTACAGCCAGCCGTCGCGCGCGCCCTTCATCGCCTCTGTGACCAGTTCGACTAGGCGGTCAGCCATCGGCACGCGGAGCGGCAGCTCCATCTTCATCCGCTCGCCTGGCACCGTCCAGACGCGATAGTCCATCGCAAACTCTTCTGGGCGCGCATACAGTACTTCCTGCGTGCGCACTGCTGTCAGGATCAGGTGCTCCAGCATGCGGGCGGTTGAATCCGCCACGGCGCGCAGTTCCCTCATGAATTCCGGCAGCTCCTGCCACGGCAGCGCCGGGTGGTGCTTGATCTTCTTGCGGCGATTCTGCTTCGGCAGCAGCTTGTCGAGATGGCCGCGCCAGCGCGCCGGATTCTCGCCTTCCCGGTGCCCGAGAGCCTTTTCGGCGTCAAGGATGCATTCCAGCCGGCCGCGCAGCCGGAACGCGGTTTCCCGCTTCGAGATCCAGATCGGCTGCAGCACGCGCACGATCATGGCGGTGTCTACGTCGCGCACGTCCTGATCGCCGAGTATCGGGTTGGCGTATGTCGCCAGCGTGTTTTCCCACTGCTGAGCGTGTTTCGCGTTCTTCCAGCCGGCGCGGTGTTGGGAGATGTAGTCAGCCGAGGCCACACGGAACAGGCGCGGCCCGGATGTTTCGAGGGCGCGCTTCCTCTGCTCAGCGTTCCGAGCTTCGATCGGGTCGATTCCCTCCCGAAGTAGGTCACGACATTTCGCGGCTTCGGCGCGGGCAGCTGCCAGTGAGACCGAGGAAAGGGGGCCTAACCCCATTTCTCGCGATCGGCCGCGCAGGGTGAACTTGAAGATCCAGGAGCGCGAGCCAGTGGCAGAAATCTGGAAATGGAGGTTACCGCCATCCGGATATTGCCCCGGCGCGTCCAGCTTGCCGATCTTGAGCGCCGTCAGCCGATGCAGTTGCCGTGCCGCCAT